GGAGGCGAGGCACCCGCCTCAGAACCAGCGGCGTCCGTTGCCAGCGTGGCCGGTTGCAGCGAGGACGGCGAGCACGATGCCCACCACGAGACACAGGATGCCCAGCGTGACCACGAGGTGAGGCAGTGCCAGTAGGTAGGCGAGCACGATGAGTACCACACCAAGAAGAATGAGCACTGGTTATTCCTTGTCGAGTTGTATCTGCCGCAGATTGCACGCTCTACATTGGCCTTTGAGATTAGAGCGTACATAACGGCCGCCTTTATTACGCGGCACAATGTGACCGGCTTCTGCAGAACGCATTACTCCGCAGTCCCTGCAGAATGGCTCCTCCTGAAGTACCTGTGCCACGAGCTTTCGCTGTGCACGGGTAGTTCCATGACCCTGTACTGCATTGAGTCCCCCGGACCATGCCGCCGGGGTGTGGCGCGCACAGTAGGTGCGATTCCGTACAGGCTCGGTGCAGCCCCCGTAGCCGCAGTGTTTCGGCGCCCTGGGCATTACGAACGCCTACGGGGTGCGCAGACGATGCCCGTACACGCACAAGTGCCGCCACAGCAGTCGCTGTGGCGATCGTCCTTGCAGGGGCCGCATGCAGAAGACCCCCTGGGGGTGTCGGTCACCCAGGGCCGATCCGTTCCGGCGGTCACCCAGGGCCGATCCTCTTGCCGCGCATCTTGCCGCCGTGCTCCACCCGGTAAGCGTCGGAGCCGGTGTGCTGGTGGAAGACCTCGAAGTGCCACTTCGAGACGGTGGCGTCCAGCAGCTTCGGGTCGTGGATGTACTTGGCCAGTTCGCGGTGCAGCGCCGTCCACGGGTGCGGAGAATCGGCCCACTTCTTCAGTCCGGGACCGGCCACCCAGTATTTGTGCAGCTCCTCGGCGGACTTGACTTCCTTCGGCGTGACTGCGCGTCCGGCGACCATTCCTGCCGTCCTCTCAGGCGATGCGACGGATCACCGTCGGCGTCGCCCAGACCGACTGGACCATGACGCTCTCGCCGGGCTGCGGCGCAGTGATCATCTTTCCGCCGCCGATGTACATGGCCACATGGCTAACCGGCGCGAAGAAGAACAGCAGGTCGCCGGGCTGTGCCTCGTTCAGCGACGCGATGCGCTCGCCGACGGTGGACTGTGCGGCAGCCGTGCGCGGCAGCGAGATGCCCTGCTCGGCGGCGACCCACTGCACGAGGCCGGAGCAGTCGAAGCCCTTGGCCGGGTTCGCACCGCCGTAGACGTAGCGCACGCCCAGGTAGTGCTGCGCGTCGGCAACCAGGGCGGCTCCGCTCGCGGGAGCGGAGTGCTTCGGCGTCTCGGCCACCGTGTTCGGGTGCACGGTGACGGCGCCGTTGGGGTGCACCTGCAGCACCTCGTTGGGGAAGATCATGTCCGGGTTGCCGCCGATGACCTTCTCGTTGTCGGCGTAGAGCTGGTGCCAGTCCTCGCCGACCTTGGGGCCGATGGCGGACAGCCAGTCACCGGGCTGGACGACGTAGGTGTGCGTCGCCTCGGTCGACACAGGCACGGCCGCGGGCGCCTGCACCGGCGCCGGTGCAGCTGCGGCGACCGGCGCGGCGCCGCGGGAGCAGACCGGCCACGCGCCGGAACCCTGGCCGACCAGGACGCGCTCGGCGACGGCGACCTGCTGGGCCTCGGTGGCGAGGTCGGCACGCGAGGCGTAGGCGAGACCACCGTAGGCAGCCCAGGTGGCCTGCTCGAACTGCAGCCCGCCGTAGTAGCCGTTGCCGGTGTTGGTCGCCCAGTTCCCGCTGGACTCGCACTGGGCGACCTTGCCCCAGTCCAGCCCGGAAGCGGTGGCCGCGGGCTCCTCGACGGCGAGGACGGTGCCGGTGGCGGCGAGGGCGAGCGTGCCGACGACGGCACTGCGGGCGAGCGGCGCGTGCTCGGGCGGCTTGGCGTGGCGTCCGTGGGACATGACGTCTCTCCTCTGGTGGTGGAGGGGGGCGTCGGCTACGACGTGAGCGTGCGAGGGGGAAGCTCAGCGCCCTCCGGCGTGTCCGGCACCTTCGGTGTCGTAAGTGCGGAGCGTTCGGCGAGGAGGCGGTCGATCTCGGCGGTCTCCTCGACGACGAGTCCAGAGATCCGGCTGATGTCCTGGGTGTTGCTGCGGCGACGGTTGACGTGGTCACGCAGTTCGCGGTCGATCTGGGCGAGATTCCTGGCCATCGAGGCGCCCCCTCTCCTGGGGAATCGGCACTCCAGGGGGGAACTCAGGACGAACGTGACCACTCGCGCGTGGGCAGAATGATCCGCGGAAAGTGTGACACACGTTCAGTCCGTCAAGTCACTGTCGCCCATCTTCAGCCAGCGGGCGCGCACGTCGTCGAGGTCGTAGAGCGCTCGGCCCACCTTGCGGACGTGGCCACGCTCGACCCACTTGCGCAGGGTGGCGGGCTTGATCCCGAGCACCCTCTCGGCCAGCTCGGCACTGATCGTGCTCATTAGCACGCCGCCAGGATCGTGCTCATCAGCACGCCGCCAGGATCGTGCTCATCAGCGCGGGACGGCCGCGACGCGGCCGTACAGCTTGTAGCGCAGGATGGTCGGGCTACGGGGACCGATGCGCGGGGGTGCGGCGCACAGGCTCGCCACCCAGCCGTCGCAGCCGGTCTCGTGCATGATGCGCAGCGCCTGATCGGCCGCGGTGGAACTCAGCGTCGGGCGCCAGGTGTCGTCGGGCCGGTGCAGCGTCGACTCGCAGATGCAGTGGCCGCACTTCAGCCCGTGCCAGTCGTGGCTGCACCAGTGGCACTTGTCGTAGCGCCAGGCGGGGCCGCTGCTCAGCGGCCGCAGCGCGAGCGACAGGTCGATGTCGTCGAACTCCAGGGTCACCGGGCGCGCTCCACGTCGATCGAGACGACGTGGTCACGGTTGAGCCAGGTCAGCTCGACGCCGGGCCGGACGCCGGGCACCACCAGCCACTGCACGTCGGGCCTGGCCAGCTGCTCCTGCAGGTTCTCGGCGATCTCGTCGGAGACCTCGACGCGGTAGCCGGTGGTGGTCAGGGTGATGTCGAAGGTCTTCACGCCGACTCCTCGGCGCTCTGCTGATCGAGGATGATGGCCAGCCGGATCAAGTCCTTGTCCTCCCAGTGGTGGTTGGCGTTGCGGTCGCACTCGATGGCCTGCACGACCTCGTCACTGCCGATGTGCACGAGTGCGCCGGAGGTGTGCTTGGGCTTGACCGGGTAGAGACGTCCGCCGCACTCCCCCCTGGCGTCGTCGCTCAACCGGGGGCAGCGGCCGGGGATCGGCCCGGCCTCGGCGGTGCCGTTGACGCGCTGCAGCTGCTCGTGGAGGCGGTGCACGGCGATGGCCATGTCGTCGATCCACGGCTGGGTGGCGCACCACTCCAGGTGCCGGGTGAGCAGCTTGCGCTCGCTCTTGACGGTCAGCGTCACCGGGATCCTGGACGTCCAGCGCATCCGGCGGCAGCTGGCGTGCTCGCAGTCCAGGCAGAAGGGTCCGGCGCCGGTGCCGCCGATCCGCTCGACGACGGTGCGGGTGACGCGCTGCAGCATCCGGCCGTCCCGGACCAGGTCGGCGTAGTAGTGCAGCACGCCGTAGACCGGCAGCGGTCCGTTGTCGAAGCCTGCCGGGTGGCGCACGTCGGCGTCGCGGACGTAGCGGGTGTCGCCGAGCACCGCGGCGTCGATGCGGATGGGCACCTGTTCGCGGGCCAGCGTGCCGCCCTTGCCGCCCCAGACGATCTGCATGGACGGCGCGGCGTCCAGGTCGTTCATCTCGTCCTCGATGCCGACCAGGTCGTCGGCCAGCTCGTCGAGATGCTGACGGCAGAGCAGCAGACCGGCCTCCGCCCGGTGGGGGCGGCTGGGCATGACGCAGGTGGTCACGGTGTCCCTCCTTCAGCGTGCGGCGTGGCGTCCGCGACCGTCGGTCACGGGGATGAGCCGGGTATCGGTGGACGGCACCGCCCTCTGGCGACCGGTGCCGACGCGCGGCAGTCCGGCAGTGTCGACGCGCGGCTGCCCGCCGGTGCGCTCGTGCCGGATCCGGCGGGCCGCCTGCACGTTCCGGTCGAGCCGGTCGACCTCGGCGTTGACGCTCTTGGCCAGCTTGCTCAGCCGGTTCTCCACCCGGCGGCGCCGGGCGCGCTCCTCGATGTGCAGGTACAGCACGACCAGCACCAGGACGGCCAGGACGAAGGCCGCCACGTACAGCACGAAGTCGTCGTCGAGCTTCACGGGGTCACCACCCCGGTCGGCTTGACCAGCTTGACCTCCAGCCGCATCGAGCCGTCCTCGCCGAAGTCGGTGATCGAGAAGTCCTCGACCTCGTGGCTGCGCAGCAGCCGGGCGATCCGGTCGGCGACCTCGGCGCTCTCGCGGCTGCTGGACTTGTGCAGGCCGACGCCGTGGCAGCAGATGCTGCAGATCCCGAAGGCTCCGGCGACGAAGTCGTGCGGCCGGTGCCCGTTGAGGCAGCCGCAGACGACGAAGGTGCTCACACCGTCCCCCTCTTGGCGCGGTCGCGGGCGAGGGCCCTGGTGTGCGTCGGGCAGAGGTCACCCTCGGAGCCGACGCTCCAGCCGAGCTTCTCGGCCTTCTCGCGCGCCTTGGCCGCGGACATGTGCGGCGTGAAGGACACCGCGGCGCTGCAGGGCTTGCCGGGCCACTTCCCGTTGCAGGAGACGGTGACGCGGACGCTCACTCGAACCTCCAAGGCGTCGTGCCGGGCTTCGTGCCCTCGCGGAACACGCGCTCGGTCTCCTCGCGCTCGACCATGAGCTGCTTGACGTACATCGCGGCGTCGATCAGCTCCTCGTAGAGATCGCGGAGCGCGTCGCGGCCGTTGAACGGCTGCAGCGCAGTGCCGTAGCGACCGATGCCGACCTGGCGGCGCGCCTCGATGTCAACGATCACCTGCGACTGGATGTCGGGGTGCTCGTTGACCACCGGCAGCGGCTGATCACCCTCGCGCTGCTTCAGACCGCGACTGCCCCCAAGAGCACCGACACACTGGGGGGTGTGAGACAGGCCAGGAGCGCCACAGTCCGGGCAGCTCACGACGCTCACGACTCGGCCCGCTTCTTGGCCATCTGCTGCAGGGCGCTGTCGTGCTCGATGTCGAGGATCCGGCGGGCCTCGGCGCAGATGGCCGCGTTCTGCACGACCGACAGCTGGTTGTCCTGCTTCTGCTCGCCGGACAGCGACCAGTTGGTCGAGCCGCCGATGAACCACAGACCGTCGACGATGCAGACCTTGCGGTGCATGATCGCGCCGTGCTCGGAGCGGCCGATGGCCACCGAGTTGCCGACCATCTCGTGGGCGTACTTGGCCAGCAGGGTGCGCTCGTGCACGCCGCCCGCCTGCGAGCTGTCCAGCGTGATCTGGCAGAACACCGCCGGGTTCTTCAGGTGCTGATCGACGAGCGCGGCCAGCTCGTCGTCGTCGTAGCCGTACATGGCGATGATCAGCGAGGCGCGGCAGCTGGCGATGACGGCCTTCAGTGCCCCGTGGATGTCGTCCTCGGGGGCCCACAGGGTCCGCATGATGTCGGGGTAGCTGGGGTCGACCGGCGGCTGCTTGTCCGCCCGGTACTGGTCGAGGTCACTCAGGCTGAGCGCCATGATCACTTCCTTCCGGTGTTGAGCAGCGGCACGGCGCCGTTGCTCGTGGCGTAGACCGCGAGGTCTTCGGGCGTGACGTCGCCGGGCAGCCGGGACTTCTTCGGGTACCACCGGTAGGGGTGGTCGTCGAACAGGTGCACCCCGGCGTTGAGGAAGGCGCGGTCGGCCAGCGCAGAGCAGATGAGGTGCTTGCTGCTCTCGACGTAGTTGCAGAGCAGCTGCGCGCCGAGCCAGTTGAACTCGACGGCGCCGATGGCCAGGTAGTCGAGGTAGCTGTACGGCGTGTGCTCCAGCGCGCGGCCAGCGACGTCGATCTTGCCGCGGATGCGCTGCTCGTTGCTGGCGCAGGGTCCGCACCCGGCGGTGACGTGCGGACTGCCGTCCGACTCGGTGATCAGGGCGCTCAGCCGCTTCAGCTCGTTCTGCACGGGCTGGTCGGAGATCAGCAGCGGGGCGCCGTCGAACAGCGTCTCCACCGGGTGGATCTGAGCGCCGTGCGGCTGGGCCTGGATGTACTGGCCGTTGGAGAGGATCAGCCCGGCGTGCGTCCAGTACGAGCCGCCGCGGACGAACGCCTGCATGGCCGAGATGACGCGGCCGCTCCAGCCCTCGATGTGCCGGAGGAAGAACATCCCCGGCTGCAGCTGGTCGGGCGTGACGGCGGTCATCAGAGGTCCACCCGCTCGACCACGTAGGCGATGCGCTCGTTCAGGTCGCGCACGCGGCTGGTGGAGTAGGTGAAGAAGGCCGCCAGCTCGCTGCGCGGCTCGACGGACGCCTCGGGACGCGCCAGGCCGGGCTCCACCGGCGAGGCGAGGACCGGCTGGAGCTTGGCCTCCAGCACCGCCAGCGCGGCGTCGGCCTCGTCGAGCAGCCTGCGCAGCAGGTCGATGCGCTCGTCGAGCGGCGATGCGACGTTGATCGACCCCTGCGCAACGTTGACGTTGATCGGGTCGAAGGTGTCGGGGCGTTCGTCACGGAACCTGGGCATCGGTGGTCCTTTCGAGGGCGGGGATCGGTTCGACGGAGCGGGCCTTCAGGCCGGATCCGCAGTCGTGGCGGCGGATGACGGCGCCGCCGTCGGGCTTGCGCACGACGACGAGGCGGCATCCGCACTTGGGGCAGACCCCGGTGTGCAGGCCGGGGGTCTTCTTGATCGTCACGACGCCTGGGCCTGCTGGTAGCGCATGTCGCCGGTGCAGATCCGCTGGACGTGGCGCGGCGACATCCGGTACTCGCGGGCCAGCTCGCCGGGGCCGACACCGGCGCGGTACTTGCGGCGCATCTCGTCGTGCAGGAAGTCGGACCGCTGCGGAATGACCGGCTCGGCGACGATGTGCAGGCGCCGCCGCATGACGCGACGCTCGGACTCGCTGGTGCCGCCCCAGACGCCGGAGACGCGGACGTGCAGGGCGTAGTCCAGGCACTCGTCGAGCAGCGGGCACCCCTGACACTCCTTCTTCGCCGCGACTGCAGCCCTCGGGTTGCCGGGCTCGGGGTGGAAGCGCTCCGGGTCGCCGGTGCGGCACGGCTCCTTGCCGGTCGGGCGCGGCAGCGGGTACTCGCTCACTGCAGCCGCGACTTTCCGGCGCGCAGCGCCTCGGCGGCGTAGTCGATGGCGTGGAACAGGATCCGGTCGGCGTAGTCGTTGTCGACGGCGACGTGCCAGAGGGCCACGGACTGCTCGCCGTCGGCGTTCAGCTCGGCCGCCAGCATCCGCATGAAGCCGATCTGGTCGGGGTAGCTGCGCTCCAGCTCGGGGGTGACCGAGCCGAACATGTCGCCGTCCTCGCCGACGGGGACCGGCTGCCCGGTGTCGGAGTCGATCGCGGTGATGGCGATGCCGACGATCGGCGTGCAGTCGCCGTCGGCTCCGTGGACCGGGCAGGTCCGCGGCGGCAGCGAGTCGATGACGACGCGGATCAGCCGGGCGGTCAGCAGGTAGGCGTCGCCGTAGTCGCCGTTGTCCTCCAGCGGCTGCAGGGCGGCGAGCATGCCGTCCTCGTTCTGGGCCATCCGTGCGGTGACGACGTCCTTGGTCATCAGCGCGAGCTGCTGGTCGGTCAGATTGGGCATCGGTCAGTCCTCCAGGTGGCGGGTGTCGTTGCGGGCGTCGTGCGCCCAGCGGCGCAGCAGGGCGGGGGGCAGGTCGTCGACGTCGGGATGCGCTTCGAGCTGGCGGGCGCCCTCCTCGAAGCCGCGGGCGACGGCGTCGCGGACGATCGGCATCAGCTGGTCGGCGAGCCAGTCGGCCTGCACGGTCGGGCGGCCGAGGAAATAGGGGTGCTCGCGCACCACCTTGTGGATCTGCTTGCGGGCGGTGGACATGTCTCCCTCTCAGAACGGGGGCTCGGTGGTGGTGTCGATCACTTCCGCGCCCAGCAGCTGCTGGACGAGCCAGATGGCCGCGGTCATGTGCGCGGCGTCGATGTGCTCCTGCGGCGTGGGCTGGCAGGTGTGCGCGGCCAGCACGGTCGTCGGCGCGTGGTGCCGGATCCGCTCCGGCGTCCGGCGGACCAGAAGCTCGCCGGTGAGGTCGAACGTGGCGCGGTTGGCCAGCAGGGCGCTCAGCTCACCCAGCTCGGTCAGCGGATCGACGTCGATCCGGTAGTCGAGGCCGCCGACGGTGGCGGCCAGCACCATGGCTCCGCAGCGGAAGCAGGTGGTGATCGTGGGGGCCGTGGTGATGAGGTGCGGCCCGTTGGACAGCTGCCTAGTCATCAAGGTCATCTCCCTCGCTCATCGAGAGCTGGTCAGGACCCGACCCGGACCCAGCCCGACCCGGCCCGCGGGGCTGGGTCTCGGAGCCGACCGGACCCGGCCCACCCGACCCGGTGTCGTAGACACGGGGCTGGGTCCGGGTCGTCGAGCGGGCGTCGGGGATCAGTTCGGACGGATCAAGATCGGGGGCCGGGTCGCCGCTCTCCCGGAAGGGCTTGATCAGACGGATCGTCGGCTTGCCGCCGTTGAGCGACGGACCGTCCTCGGCGACGTAGCCGTCCGCGATCAGGAAGTCGATCGCCTGGCCGACGTACTCCTTCCGACCGGTGACCGTCGTCTTGATGGCGGTCCGGCTCATGCAGGCGTTCGCCAGCTCCAGCGCGCGGCTGACGCGCTCCATCAGCCCGGTCGGCCGGAATGGGCGTCGCTCGTCCGCCGGGGTGTCCTGGGTGTCCATCCGCGGCGGGTCGACGGTGACGGTCGTGACGTCGTCCACGGCGCTGTTGACCGTGACGACCGCGGCCTCCTGGCTGTGGTCGCCCTTGCGGTAGGGGCCCGAGCGCGGCCGGATGGAACCGTTGCGGTCCTTGGCCACCCGCATCGAGATGCGGCCGATGAGCCCGACGCCCAGGGGCTCCAGTACCTCGACCATGTACGCGGCGCCGTCGAGCGTGGTCATCTTCGACTGGGCGCCGATGGCGAACCGACCGCGCGAGTCGGGGTCCTTCGTGACGTGGTCGACCATGATCACGGCCGCGCCGGTCGACCAGGCCAGCTTGCGCGGCACCGACCGGATCCAGCCGGTCACCTCGTCGTTGTCCTTCGAGGCGACGCTGAAGACGTTCAGCGCCTCGGTGATGCCGTCGATCAGGATGACCTCGAACCGGCCGGTGACCAGCTTCTCCCACTGCTGGAACTCGCGGGCGCTGGCGAACGGGTTGATGTCCGGGTGCCGGTAGCTGAACAGGGTGCGGATCGCCTCGGCGGGCACGCCCATGAGCAGCAGGCGGCCGACGATCGTGTGCGCGTCCGACTCGAAGTCGATCATGGCCGCGCGGTTCCCGGCCTTCAGCTGCTCGGCGATGGCATGCAGGCCGATCCAGGACTTCCCGCTCTCGCTCTCGCCGTGGAACGAGTGGACCTTGCCGCGGTACAGGAGGTGGAAGCCGTCACTGCGGGCCATCAGCTCCGGCACCAGGGGGACGAAGGTGCCGTCGAGGTACTCCGACAGGTCCAGTTCGGCCCAGGCGGGCTCATCCTCGGCTTCCGGCTGTCCAGACACCTCAGATGACGTCTGAGGGCTCCACGGGGCGCTGGCCGGGCTGGCGACCCCTCCCTGCCCCTCGCCGTGGATGAGGGTGAGCGGGTTGTGGCGCTCCTGGGGCGGCAGAGGGTCGCCGAAGCCCGCCTTCCGCAGCTCGCTGGCCGCCTTGCCGAAGTCCCCGCCGGTGCGCAGCACCGCGTAGGCGCCGAGCTTCGAGTACGACTTCTGCTGCTCGAACTCGGTCGAGGAGGTGAAGACGTAGAGCAGGTCCAGCCCCTGCTCGCCGTAGCCGGTGGTCGCCGAGATCCCGACGCGCTTGCCCGGACGGCGCCAGGCGCGCGTGCCGTCGGGCCGGGTGTAGACCAGCGTCCAGCCCGCCGGGATGAGGATGTCGGCCCAGTCGGTGCGCTCGTTGTACTCGTCGCCGGGCGCCCGCTCGCCGGGGTTCCGGGGTGCGACCGGCGGCTCGACCGGCGCGACGAAGGTGTCGGCGGCGTCGAAGGTGGCGGCCAGCCGGTGCAGCGTCTGGTGCTCGTCGGCGGTCAGCGTCGGCACGACACCGGGCCGACTGCCGGGCAGCACCTGCCACGCCTTGCCGGTGGGGTGGGTGCGACCCGCGGAGGGTGCGACGACGACCCAGCCGCCCTCGCCGCGCGTCTCCATGAGCACCTGGATGGCGCCGTTGACGCGGCGGCGGGCCAGCTTCGTGTTGCCCGGCACGGTGCCGTCGACCCGGTAGATCCAGTGCAGGCCACCGGCCGGGGACTGCTCGACGTAGGTGTTGATCTTGTCCCACAGCTCGGGGAAGCCGGAGGCGACGAACAGGTCGCGCAGCGCGAGGTGCATCCCGTCCTCGACGGCGGCCGACTCCAGCTCGAACATCTCCAGGTCGCCGGAGACGCGGCCGCAGATGAGGCCGATGCCCTCCGCGCCGTCGAGCATGGGCAGCAGCTCGGCCCGGCTGGCGCGCCGCTGCTGGTACTGCTTCCAGTCGACCGCCGGACGCTTCGACCCGTCTGCCGCCGCCGTGAGGACGCTGACCCCGGCCTGCTCCCAGGCAAGGGCGGCGTCCTGCAGCTGCGGAGCGGGCTCCGGCATCACGACGCCTGCCCCACCGCCTGGTCGAAGGCGTCCGCCAGCGGGGCGGTGATCAGGTCAGCCAGTCCGACGTCCGCTCCCCCGGCGGCGGCCGCCTCGGCGGCCTTGCGCTTGGCCTCGCGCTCGTACCACTGGCGACGTCCGTCGGCGCGGCGGGCCTCCAGGCAGGGCTGGCAGACTTCCTCGCCCTTGCGCCGGTGCGCGCGTGCGCCGCTGGGGGTGCCGCACTGGGCGGGCTTGCGCTTGCTGCCGCCGGTGGCCGCGCGCCGCTTGTCCTTGAACTCGCGCTGCCAGGCGTTGTAGCGCTCGCGGCAGGGGTCGCACATGGACTCGCCGCGCCGGGCGTGCCGGTTGCGGCCGGTCAGCGTGCCGCAGAACTCGTCGGTGGTGGGCGGCAGCAGGTCGGGGTTGCGCCCAGAGCCGACGGGACGGCCGCGGCGCGTGCTGGTCGGCTTCGCCTTCGGCTTCGGCTGCCGCTTGGGCTTCGGCGGCGGGCCGTACAGCTGGTCGCGCTCGGCCGGGGTGAGCCGCAGGCCGACCGGCAGCTCGGCGCGGGCGACGGGGGGCTCGTCGTAGATCTTGGCCATGCGGCCCTTGGTCGCGGTGGTGGTGACCCGGTCGGCGAGGTCGCCGAGCTTCGCGTTGATCACCCGCTGGGCGTCTTCGCTGGGGTCGGGGCGGACGGCGCGGCCGGTCTCGTCGAGCAGGCCCAGCATGTCGAGCAGCTCGTGGCGCTCCTGCGGCGTGTACTGCTCCAGGCGTGCGACGGCGCGTGCGGCTTCGTGGTTCATGGGTGATCTCCCCCAGGTGAGCAGCCCGGCTCGGTGGTGGTGGGTGGGCCTCGGGCCGTGGAAATAAGGATCTCAGATGGTGTCTGACAAGTCCAGTCACCAGAGGGCAGACGACCCCCATGTCCGATGGCCCCGGTGGGGGGCCGCCTGCCCTTGTTCTTGGTGAGGTGGTGCTACAGGTGGGACCTGCGGCGGGGGCCGAGGTTGACCTCGGACGCCCGGCTGAACTCCTTGCGGGCGACCTTCGCCGCGCGCAGGGACGCGACCATGGCCACGGTGAAGATGACGGTGAACCAGACGACGACGCCGATGATCAGCCACGCCCACCAGGTCACAGCGCTGCCTCCAGCTTCTCCGCGGCCTGCTCAAACAGGCCGATCACCTGCTCCTCCGTCGTCTCCGGCCGGTCGTTGTTGGCCGTGACGACGGAGAAGGCGCCGTCCGGGTGGCCGCACGAGCACGGCTCGGACGGCGGAGTGCCGAGCAGGTCGGCCAGCAGCTCGACGTGGTCGTTCACCTGGCTGACGGCGCCGACGTAGTGGTCCCGGCCGGGGCTGACGGCCTGCACGAGCGCGCCGACGCTGCAGTGCGCGCTCCCCTTCTCGTAGGAGCCCTTGGCCAGCCCGCCCTCGCGGATGATCCGGGCCGCGACCCGGAAGTCACCGGCCATCTGCTCGGTCGACCGGTGGCTCACTGGGCGGCCTGCTGGTTGGCGTACATCCGCTCGACGAGCGCGCGGGCGTTCGGGTCCAGGCCGGACAGGTCCGGCATCCCCGCCGGGGCCGACTGGATCCCCGCGGGCGCGGCGGCCTGCGGAGCGGCGACCGGAGCCGCCTGCTGCACCGGCGCGGCCTGGGCGACCGGCTGCGGCAGCTGCTGCTGCACCGGCGCCGCCTGCTGGACCGGCACCTGCGCCTGGTCGGGCTGGACGGCGACCTGCTGGCCGTTCATCCCGAGCGCGTCGTTGGCGCTGGCCGCGCCGGGCACCGGCTTGCGGTACTCGACCTCGAACAGCCGCGGCGCGCGGAAGCCGGGCTCCGGCTTGCCGTACCCGGCCAGGGTCACCTTCAGGTGACCACCCAGGTCGAGCCGCTGGGCACCGGCCCGGCGGACGGCGTCGCGGACGGCGTTGGTGAGGTACTTGCCGGACACCCAGATGGTGCGCTGGCCGTCGTCGGTGTCGACCTGGGGGTCGCGCAGGGTGGTCTGGATGGTCACCAGCGCGACCATCTTGGGACGGCCGTCCGGCCAGAAGTCGAGCTTGCTCTTGTCCTGGATGTTGCGCTGCTGGGTCGAGTCGAGCTTGGTGATCTCGCCCTCGTAGAACGTCCCGACGGGGAAGTCCTGGTTGGTGGCCGGGTTCTGCCACTGGATGGCGGGGGCGCCGCTGCCGCCGAACAGAACGTCGTTGGCGTCGGGCTGGATGTAGGGCTGGGACATCTTGGTGCGTCTCCTCGTAACGATGGGTGTCGGTGGTGCTTCCACCCCGGTCAGGCCGGGGAGGTCTTGGGGGTGCCGTCCGATCATGTCGGACGGCAGTGACAGTTTCCGGTCAGTCGCCGGATCACCACTCCAAGCTCGAAGCTCCAGGAGTGGCGGCCGATCGCCACGTCGAGCGCGAAGTACTTGCGGTCGGCCGAGATCGAGAACGCGAAGCTGCGACGGTGGCGGCGGGCGAAGGTGTGGTTGTGCCAGGTCTTCACGATGCGATGTCCTCCTGGTGGTGGGCGCGCGCCGTCCTCTGCTGGTAGCCGAGCTGGCCGCCGGTCTCCTGGTTGCACGGCCCGCAGCACGCCCTCGTGTTCGACAGCTCGTAGGTGCCGCCCCGGCAGCCGGGCAGGATCCGGTCGACGGTCATCGACTGGCCGGGCGCCTCCGGGTCCTCGTCCTGCAGCAGCGGGACCGCGCAGCGGTAGCAGCAGACGACGCCGGTGCCGTCGGGTAGCCGCCAGCCGTCGCGGTCGACGAGGTAGCGCCGCCGGGCGCGCCGCTGGGCGTTGGACCCGCGGACGTTGCCGTTCGTCGTGCCGCGCGACATCACGCAGCCCTCCTCTCTCGCAGCAATCTGCGGACGTCGGCCTGGGCGTTCTTCACCGACCGGCAGTCGGTGGGCGTGTTCGGCAGCGAGTAGCGCTGCCCGTCGGGCCCGATCAGCCGCGGTTTCCCGCGGCCGTCGCGGTTGCTCTTGTGGTAGATCCACCCGGCCTGGATGAGCGGCATGACGACGCGCTCGACGTATTCGCGGGACAGCTCGCGGCCGGGTCGGTCGCCCGCGTAGCCGGGCGGGTAGCGGCGGCTCATCAGAGAATCCCTGGGATCGAGCGGGCCTTGGCCGCGGACTGCTCGGCGTAGCCGGGGTCCTCGAACGGGCCGCCGCAGGCCAGCGTCGGGTCGTCGGGGACGTTCGGCCCGCCGTTGAAGAACGGGCACCAGCCGCAGTGCTCGCAGTCGCGCTCCAGTGAGGAGATCAGCGTCGGCAGCTCCCCCATCGACTCGGCGATGTCCATCGCGGTCATCAGCGAGTCGATGTGCGCGAGCGCCTCGTCGGCGATGGCCGGGGAGTACGCCTCCTGCCACAGCCAGCTGTCCCGGACCAGGCCGGACCGCGGGTACAGCGCGATGGCCACGTTCTTCACCGGGAAGCCGAGCTTCGCCCAGGACCGGCCGTACAGGTGCGCCTGCCAGCGGTACTGCTGGCCGGGGTTGCCCTTCTTCCGGTACTTGCGGATCGAGGTGACGCCGGGGAACTTGTGGTCGACTACGGTGTGGGTCCACAGGTCGTAGGCGTCGGTGTGCCCGACCATCCCGGTGCGGACCTCGGTCTCCTGCTCGACCAGCCATCGCGGCGGCTGACCCGCGGCGACCAGCCGCTCGTTGGCGGCGATGAGCGCCTTGGCCATCCAGGTGTGGATGGCGGTGCCGACGCTGGACGTCCACTCGTCGCGGTCGTCGTTGATCGGCTTGGCCCCGAGGATGGTCAGCGCCAGGCGCCGCTGGCAGGACTGCCCGACCTCGGAGGGGCCCAGCTCGACCTGCTGGCTGCGCCAGTCGGCGCGGGCGTAGTCGCGGATGACGGCTTCGAGGTCGCCGAGCAGCAGCTGGGTCGGCGGCGTGAACGGCTCAGACATCGCGCGCCCCGAAGTCGCCGCGCTTCGCCTTCCAGTAGCCCGACTCGGTCCATCCGTAGGCGAACGCGGCGAACACGGCCAGCAGGTAGCGCCAGGTGGGCAGTGGCCAGGCGGCCACGATGACCAGCAGCCACGGGATCCACTGCACCAGCACCCAGAAGCCGGGCCTGCTGGCCAGCTTCCGCCACCCGGTCACAGCGACACCACCAGGAGGGCGTCGTCGAGCGCCGCCTGGAACTCGCGGTGCCAGGAGGTGCGCGTGACCAGCCCGGCGCGACGGACCTGGACCCGCCACATGCCCTGGGTGCGGCCAGGGCGCTTCACCGAGGCCCTGGTCGCGCTGTGCTTCAGCTCCTCGGACAGTTCATGCTTGGGCACGGACGTACTCCTCTCCAGGGTCACTCCAGGCGTTCACGGCGGCGGCCACGACTTCGTCGGTGAGGCGGTCCACCTCGGCCAGCACCCAGCGCCGCAGCGGGTTGGGTAGCAGGGCCAGCAGTCCGGTGAAGCCGACGGCGCCGAGGCCGACGACGGCCAGCAGGGTCCGGCGGTTCACGGCAGCTCCTCCGGCCAGGTCGGCACCTTCAGGGAGGCGCGCTGGGCGGCGGGCAGGTCGACGGGGGCGTGGCCCAGGTGGTCGAGGCCCATGTGCCGCAGCCACCAGGCGTCGACCAGGTTGTCGTTGCGCTCGTCGATCGCGGTGCGCTTGAACAGCTCCATGCGCAGGTCGGACTTGTCGGCCCGGCCGTTGCCGGTGGCGTACTTCTTCAGCGTCGAGGGGACGACCTTGACGTAGGGCACGCCGTGCTGCTGCAGCGCGAGGCGCACGACGCCCTGCACCATGCCGGTGATCCCGGCGCCGTGGGCGTGGGTCGGCAGGTCTTCGATGACGGCCAGCTGGGGCTTGTAGCTCAGGCAGGCGAAGTCGACGTCCTCGTAGATCATCGCCAGCCGCAGGTCGCCGAGGGCGGCGTCGCCGCGGCAGATCTTGAAGATGCCGTCGGGGTAGCAGATGCCGGTCTGCGAGATCGACGGGTCGATCCCGAGCACGCGGGGGGTGAGGGCCATCAGGCGGTGTCCTCCCAGTCGGAGATGGATCGGAGATCGCTCACGACGGCGGCCAGCTCCTCGACCGTCCAGGGCTCGCAGCACTCGCAGTCGTCGCGGTAGGTGGTGAGGCCGAGCCGCCCGTTGACCGCGTCTTCGAGCAGGCTGAGCTGGTTGGTCTCGGGGTGCCGGTGGCAGGCGCAGTTGGCCGCGCAGGGGCCGAGACCCCAGCCGTGGATGCGGATCTCCTCGGACTCCAAGTCCTCGGTGACGGCGCCGACGTTGACGATCCGCGGCCGGTTCACGCCAGGCACCCCTCGCACGCCCAGCCGCCGCCGTCGAGCACGCGGGCGATCTGCTCGCCCTCCCGGATCGGGCCGAGGCACACGGTGCAGGTGCCGTTGTACTGGGCCCGGATCCGGATGCCGACCTCGTGCGTGCCGATCAGCGCGGGCTGCTCGACGTGGCGGCAGTGCGCGCACTGGGAGACGTACAGCTCGGTCAGCGAGCAGCGGGCCTCGTGGGTGGCGATCACTTCGGTGCCTCCTGGGTCTCGGCGTTCTCGGGGGTGCCGTTGCAGGCCCGGCCGATGCCGGGGGCGACGGAGTAGTGGAAGGGGAGGCGACCGTCGGGCAGCGTGCGGAGCTGCTTGGCTCCGCAGACGTCGCAGTCGACGCGCATCGGCGGCCGGGTCACTTCTGCCTGCCCGCGGCCGCGGGCCGGGCCGCCCGAAGCTGGATCTCCAGCTCGAACTTCTGCAGCCGCATCCCGGTGGCCTGCAGCTCGGCGGCCTGCTCCCGGATGTGCTCGGGGGTGGCGTACTGCAGGAAGACGTCGGTGTGGCCCACACACCTGGGGCACGGGCCCTCGTCGTCGGGCTCCTCCAGCGCGTCGGCCGGGTCGATGCCGGAGCCGTGACAGGTGCCGCAGTCGGGGTTTGGCTCGCCCTCCGGGATCCACTCGGTGTCGATCACCTCGTAGGGGCGGCCGACGACGTCCCAGCCGAGCAGGCAGCCTTCCTGTAGCGCGTCGGCGCCGGAGACGTTGCCGGGGTACCGGAGCACCGGGTACGGGGTGGCCATCAGTCCTCGACCTCGAACCGGCGCTCGCCCTGGGGGTTGACCTTCAGGAATCCCTGGGCGCGCAGCAGCTCGTCGCCGAGCTTCTCGCGCAGCTTCTTGACGTCCACCCGCTCCGGGTAGCGCCAGCCCCAGCTGACGACCTTGTGGCCGTCGATGGTGCCCTCGACGGCGTCGCCGAGGCGCTCCTGGATCTTGCGGGCCGCGGCCTCCTGCACCGACTTCCACTTGGCGATCTCGGCCTTGGCCAGCCGGTAGGTCTCCAGGTCGTCGGCCAGGTCGTCGAGCGGGACGACGGGCGGGGCGGTGGTGGGGGTCTCGGTCACGAGCGGGGCTCCAAACTGAGCTGGCGGTGGGCGGGGATGAGGCGGTTGCCGGTGATCTCGACGCAGCCGGAGGTGGTCTGGCGCCGGTTGGCGTCGACCCACTGGCGGGCTTCGTCGTCGTGGGCGTAGATCCACCAGGCGGTGGGCGCGGACGGCCCGTGGGCCAGCACCCGCCAGACACCGGGGGGGCTGAGGGCGTCGTCCTTGGGCTCGACCCGCACCCGGCTGTTGGGGGCGGGCTGCCAGGGCAGGTCACGCACGGTGGGCTGCCTGGCGGCGGGCGGCCAGCCGGTTGGCCCGGCGCGAGGCACGGGCGACCTTGTTGCGGACCCGCCGCTTGGCCACGGTGGCGGCCGGGACGGTGCCCGCGTAGATCTGGCTGGTGTGCTTGACCCGGCCCAGCGCGAGCGCCATCTGGGTCTGCGGGCTGTACAGCTGCTCGAAGGCGTCCTCGCCCAGCAGGGCGCGCATCCCGTTGTCGGGGCGTTCGGTCGTGTTGTCGTGCATGATTGGTCCTGTCTCCCAGGTGGTGGGGGTCATCCCGGCGCGAGCCGGACATCTGGCTCCCGGCGCGACCGCCCCTTGGCAGGTCGCGCCGGGGCCTTATGCGGAGCCCTTCGACTCCGTGTGCGACCCGTCGTCGACCAGCTCGCGGATGCGGCGCACCAGTTCCCCCGGCAGCTGTAGCGAGTAGCGATCGGCGATGGGGTCGTAGAGCGATGACGCGGCGTTGGCCCAGTCAGTGATCTGACGTAGTGCGACGCGCATCCGGCCGCACTTGCGGACCAGCCGCTCGGCCGTGGCGATGACGACGTCTTCGGCGGCCTTCTTCATCACGACTCGACCGGCGGGCGATACGAGTCGGCGAGGATCTGCTCGATGTCCGACTGGCTGAACCTGACGGACACTCCCTTCACCTTGCGGTGGGGGACGCGGCGGTCGCGGACCAGCTGGTAGAGCTGCCGCTTGCTGACCCGGAGGATCGCAGCGGCCTCCTCGACGTTGTAAAGCTGCAGGTCGGACCGGCTTTCGGCACGAGTGGCCTGGGTCATAAGATGCTGCTCTCCCCCCTCTTTGGTGCCTTGCGTCACTGACGAGCTTGTGCAGACAGCGTATGACGACTTCGGACACAGTGCAAGGGAGTCTGGACAAGTTGCATTGCGCGCGATACTGTGCTTCCCGTGAACAGCCGGTGCCGCCTGCCACCTATGAGGCAGATGGGGGAAGCGGTTAGGACCGGGGAGGTGAAAGGGCCCTAAGATGCGACGCACGATGGATGTATTCGTGCAGGCAGTCGAAGACGCACGCCGCCGTCTGATCCGCGAGGAGGGTCAGAACGTCTCCGTGCGAGAGGTGATCCGCCGCGCTGGCTACAGCGACAGCGAGCGCGCTGGCGTCATGTACCACCTGAACACGAGGGCCAACTGGCCTCGTGGGCACAAGGTGCCGCCAGATCTGGTGGAGCGACTCTCCAAGGTGCTGCCGATCTCCCACGAGGAACTGGCACGCGCTGCGCAGGTGGCCGCGGGGTACAACATCGACGTCTCGTCGACGGACCTGCCAGCGGCCGCCGCTCGCTTCTTCGGCGACGATGAGGTCACCGAGGAGCAGCGCGCCGCCGTGGTCGGGCGCCTCCTGGAGATCATCGCCGAGGACGCGCACCGCCGCGCCTCGCGGCAGTAGGGGTCGATCCCCCGCGTAACCAGGCGTTACACAGCAATCGCCCTCTGGCGTGTCGCATGTGACCGGAGTTACTCTCGCGGCTGGATCCGATACGCGGCGGGGCACCGCCCAGAAGGTGCCCCTTTCTCATGGGGGGTGGCGAAAGATCCTTGAACGAGGTGCGGGAGTCGACAGTGGGCGTGATGACGGTGGAAGCGGGGCAGCTCACCGCGGCCCAGAGGGTGATGCTGGGTGCCACCAGCTGCGACATCGGCAACATCCACCTGCGGGACCGGGATCTTCCCCCCGGCTGCCCCGCCGCGCTGCTCGCCGAGGGCGACGAGCTGTGGCTCATCTTCGACGCCACCCAGCCGCTGGCCAGGCGCCACGCCTGCGCGCTGCTGCAGCAGCAGAATGACCAGATGCCCCGCCAGGTCGGACGGAGCGTCTGTCTGCCTAGTCCTCGTCGTCCGGCTCGGTGGGCATGACGTCGTCGAGGGCCTGCACGTCCCGGTCGTCGACCTCCGGCATCAGGTGCCCGTAGCGGTCGATCGTCGTCGTGATCGACTCGTGCCCGACCCGGCGTGAGATCCCCGCCGCGGGCCGTCCGGCCGCGATCAGCCAGGAGACGTGCGTGTGCCGCAGGTCGTGCACCCGCGGCCGCCGCGGCAGACCAGCAGCCTCGGTGGCGGGCAGCCAGACCCGCTGGCGGAAGTTCTGCGACCGGATAGCCCCCCCGTGGGGGCCCGTGAAGACCAGCTCGTCCTCGCCGCGGCCGTCCAGCTGGGCGGCCAGCGCGTCGGCGACCGCGGAGCCGAAGGTGACCGTCCGGCGCGAGCGCTGCGACTTCGGCGGGCCCAGGAGCCAGCCGTTCTTGCCGTCGGCCTTCCACGCCCGGCCGACGTGCAGCCGCGGCGGGCGGGCCTCCAGGTCGACCGCGCCGACGGCCAGCGCCGTCGCCTCGCCCCAGCGCAGCCCCGTGCCGACCAGCACGGTGGCCAGGTTGCGGTAGACCCCCGCGGGCAGCGCGGCCTTCAGGCGCTCCCACTCGGCCGGGGTCAGGCAGACCATCTCCTCGTGCTGGTCGGAGTCCCGGCGGCCGGTGCGCAGCTTGGCGAACGGGTTGCCGTTGAGCGTCAGACCCGCGTCGACCGCGGCCCGCTGAACACTCCCGGCCTGCACCACCAGGCGCCGGATCGTCGTCGGCGACAGCCCGGCCTGCTCCAGCCCGCGGGCCCACTCGATGACCACGTCGCGGTCGACGTCGCCGATCGGCAGCTCCAGCAGCGGAGCGCAGTGCAGCTGCAGCTCGCGCGTGAACCGGGCCCGGTAGTAGTCGCCGATGCCGGTGCGGTTCTCGATCTGGCGCATGGCGTAGCCGCCCCAGGTGAGCGGCCGCGGCCGGGCCTGTGCGCCGAACTGGCCGGGCTCGACGTCGCCGGGCGCGTGCCGCTCGCAGTAGCACATCCACCCGGCCAGCTCGATCGAGCGCAGCGCGTCGACGGCGTCGACCCGTCGGGTGAAGGTGTGCGAGCACTGCTGGCCGTCCCGCCCGCCACCCTGCCGCCACCGGATCCGGTAGCTCGTGGTGCCGTCGGCGTTGCGCCGGATGTCGATCCCGTTGGGCTTACGCGGCGCCATCGTGCCGCTCGCAGCCGCACGTCCACCCCGCCAGCTCGATCGAGCGCAGCTCGTCGACGGCCTCCATGCGCCCGGCGACGGTGTGCGAGCACTGCTGGCCGCCTCGTGCGGCGCCGCGCCGCCAGCGGATCCGGTAGCTCGTGATCTTCATCAGTCTGGCCACTCCAACCTGTAGACGGCCCGCTCGAAGTCGTAGCCGGTGATCTTGTAGATGTAGCGGTGCCCGAAGTCGTCCCAGAGGTGCAGCACGCTGACGTCGCCGACCCGCTCGGTCCGGGCCCACGGCGAGCCCTGCTCGATCTGGCGCATCAGCTCGTCGGCCATCTCCTCGCGCGGCTCGGCGCCGTCGATCCGCAGCTTGGGCAGCAGGGTCGCCGGGTCGTCCCACCGGGTGACGGTGATGGCCATCAGGCGTCCGGCTCCGGCGCCTCCCGGTAGCGGACCTGCGGGATCAGGTGCCGCTCCAGGTGGAGGCGGAACTGCTCGGCCTCGTCCATCGGGTAGAACACGTCGTGGTCGCGGCCGAACGAGCAGGACAGGCAGTCCTCGATGTCGCCGGGCTCGGCGATCGGGATCAGCAGCTGCTGACCCGCGGGGATGGTCGTGCCACCGATCCGGGTCGGACCGGTGGTCACGCCGATGGGATCCCACCTCATCCGGTCACCAGCCGCCGTCCTTGTGGGGGTCGTCGTAGATCGCGCCGTCGACGCGGAACCACTCGCGCGACTCGTGCCGCTCCACCCCCTGAAGGAAGTGCGCCAGCCAGTGGATGAACGTCTCCTCGTCGTCGTCGAGGAGGTAGGACGGGACGCGGCCGGTGTGGAGGATCTCGACCTCGCGGCCGGGGTCGTAGGTGTCGGGCACCTTGGCCCGCACGACGATCCAGCCGTCCCCCCAGTCGCCCTCGTGATACTCGATCTTCCAGCCGGGCCGGTAGGAGACGCGGTCGAGCTGGGCGCGGACATCCACGCGCGTCGTCGTGGTCACTCCTCGCGCACCTCGATCCCCGAGCTGCGCAGCGACTCGACCAGCCGATCGGGCACGTCGCCGGTCTTCCCGCCGCGCTGGACGCTGACCAGGACCATGGGCCCGTTGATCTCGTCGCCGGGGTGGATGGCGGCCGCGGCGTGCGCCAGCCGGGTGGCCAGCACGTTGGGCTGCAGGCCGGACAGCTTGCCCTCCTCGTTGACCAGCGCCTGGGCGTCCAGCAGCGGGAAGCCCTCCAGCCAGCCGCCGACCAGCGCCTGCATGGCCTCCAGGTCGTTGCCGTCGACCTCGATGCGGGTGACGTGGTTGTCGCCGGGCTTGATGACGAGTGCGAGCGTCACGCCAGCACCCCCGCGGACTGGATGGTCTCGATCTCGACGTCGGTGTCGCGGTCGCGCTGCTTCAGCTTGGCGACCAGCTCCTCGGCGTCCTCCCGCTCGTGGAACGGGCCGTAGACGGTGACGTCACCGAGGTTGCCGGTGCCGTAGGCGTTCAGCAGGACGACGTACTGGGGTCCCATGTGGGGGTCTCCTCGATCTTCAGGTGGTGGTGGGTGTTCGGCCCAGGAGCAGGCCGACGGCTCGGTCGATCATGCCGGGGGTGATCGGGCGCCCCGCCTGGCGGGCGACGCGCTCGGCCAGCTCCCGTGCGTCCTTCATGCGCGCGGCCTCGCGGTCGCCGCGACATCGGGCGGCGCGCTCGGCCTCGACGACGCACCGCAGCTGGTGCTCGGAGAAGCCTCGGCCGCCTACCTGCTGGCACCAGTGGAAGTGGGCATCACCGCGAGCGTTGCAGCACTTCATGCGTCCGATGCCTACCCGATGGACAGCGGATAGGAAACTCGGACACGCCACATTCACAGGTGGAGCACCTCGCGGGCGTGGGCGTACTTCGCCATCAGCCGCTCGCGTACCGGCTCGGCCAGCAGCGCCATCCGCTGGGGGTCGGCGTTGCTCTCGATGTCGGCCATCTTCACCAGCAGCGCTACGGCGTTGCCCCGGACCCGCCGGTAGTAGTCGTCGGGCCCCTCCCCCGCGGCCCGCGTCAGCGCCACGACGGCGTCGACGACGTGCTCCGGGAACAGCGCGCGCAGCTCGGCCTCGGTGACGTCGGTGTCCTCCAGGACGTCGTGGAGGTAGGCGACCGCCTCGACGTAGCCCGGCTGGCCGCCGACCCGCTCGGCGACGTCGTAGACGTGCGCGGTGAAGTAGTCCAGCCCGGCCTTGTCCCGCTGACCCGCGTGGGCGCGGGCGGCGAGGACGAAGGCCCGGTCGGGCAGCGGCAGCCGGATCAGCTCCGGGGTGAAGGCGCTCACCGGGCCTCCTCGCGCCTGCAGGTCGAGCAGGTGATCACGGTGCTCTCCTCTCGGGGGACCATCTCGCGGCGGACGACACGCCCGCAGACGAGGCGGGCGCGGCCGGACGGGTAGGCCCGCTCGACGACGTGCACCAGCCCGCCGGGCGGCGGTGGCAGGGTCACGAGCTGACCAGTGGTGGTGTCGGTCACATCACGTCCAAGCTCAGACAGTGTCGTAGGATTCCCAACATGGTCACACGTCAACGGGGTCTCACGACCAGGGTGTGTGACCATTTGTGTGACCATGATCTTGGTTGTCCCTCTGGCGGACAACTTTAGACAGCCTGGTCGCCACGCTCAACTGGGGCGGTAGCTCAGCTGGTCAGAGCACGGGACTCATAATCCCTGATAAGCACCCCCAGTGACCTGGTCTTATGTCTTCGGTCAGCCCTGACCTGGCCTTTCTCCGTGCAGGGCGTTCCCATGTGTGCACACAGTACACGGTCGGGGCGGCCTTGGTGTGACCATGATCTTGGTTGTGCAGACAGGGGGCGGCCACGCTCGCCGTCGTGCATGTTGTCAAGAATCGGTCGTCAAGGAATGATGACGTCGGTCAGGCGTTGTACCTGATGTCACACTCCCCACCACCGAGGAACCGATGACCACCATGACTACCGCGCTCACCGTCGGCGAGCCGTTCACCCACACCGTGCCGAGAGGCTGGACGAAGTACCAGTTCGCCGAGATCTCGTTCGCGGGCTCCAACTGCCCCGAGACCGTCGGCCTGATGGTCGACGGCGAGCCGCACGACCTGTGCCGCCGCTGCGGCCTGGGGTACGGGCACTACCTGTTCAACGGCGAGGACGACATCTGCTACGAGTGCGGCGGAGAGGGCTACGGCCGACCGGCCAGCCTCGCCGACATCGAGCGGCGCGCGATCAACCGCATGAAGGCCGCCGAGCGCCGCGAGCGCAAGCGGCTGGCCGAGATCGCCGAGCGCGACGCCAAGCTGGCCGCCTGGAAGGCCGCCAACGCCGAGCTGGTCGCCGAGCTGGCCAAGCACCTCCCGCCGATGGAGAGCTGGGACGCCGACGGCACCTCGGCCAGCGCGGTCGAGGCCATCACCGGCCACGAGCCCCAGCCGGGCGACGGCTACCGAGGTCCGGCCCACACCTTCCCGGCGAAGCTCGCCGTGCAGGTCTTCGACGACCTGAAGCCGCTCACCGACCGGCAGGCCGAGGCCGTCAAGATCGCCATGGCCAGCATGGCTGAGCGGGCCGCCCAGCGACGGGCCGCTGGCCACTGGGGCACCGTCGGCAAGCGCGGCGAGGCCGAGGTCGAGGTCGTCGGCGTCAAGTCCTTCGAGAGCGACTACGGCACCCGCTGGCTGGTGACGATGAAGACCGGCGAGGGCCACGTCCTGAAGACCTGGACGTCGGGCAACTTCATCGACACCGCGCTGAACCTGAAGAACCACGGCGGCACGGTGCGCGTGAAGGCCACCCCGAAGGACCACGGCGAGTACAACGGCCTGCCCGAGACCACCGTGACGCGGGTCACCGCGGTCGTCTGACCGCTCCCCTTTCGTCACAACAACTAGACACCGCACCCGTCTGATCAGCACTGTCCGAACTTTCCCGTCGGGAATCATTGACATCGGTCAGACGTTGAGGAAGATGTAGGACAACGGCGAGAGATTCTCGCCAACCCACCACCACCACCACAGGGAGATCCCCTTGTTCAAGGCCCACTTCAACCCCAACGACGGCCGCGACCGACTCCCCGAGGATGTCGAGATCCTGGCCCCGGCGCACGGCGTCCCGGACGCCTTCGTCGCCCTCGGCGAGACCTCCAGCGAGATGTTCATCGCCTGGCTCGACGAGCTGACCTGGCTCGCCACCGTGGAGGTGGCCGCCTGATGGTCGACATCGACAAGATCATCGCCTTCGAGTCCGGCGAGCTGGACACCGACGAGGTGCTCGACCTGTTCAGCGAGCTGGTCAGCGACGGCACCGTCTGGAGCCTGCAGGGCAGCTACGGCCGCACGGCCAGCGCCCTCATCGACGCGGGCTACCTCACGCCCGAGGGCGAGCGGGTCTGACCCCCACGGTCCCGGCCGGGCCCCAATCCGGCCGGGCGCCGCGGGCGCCAGAAGGCTTCCGAACCCACCACCCCACAGAGAACGAGGACTGCACCGATGACCACGACCACCTCCCCCACCGCCGAGGCCATCCGCCAGGCGCTGACCGAGCTGAACGACCAGGTGCCCGCCGACTGCGAGGACCAGACCAGGGATGAGGCCCTGGCCGAGATGACCGCGCTCCACACCCAGCTCGGCCTCGACATCGAGGCCGTCATGGACGCCGCCAACCAGCAGGGGCGCACCGCGATGACCGTCTACACCCCGCAGGACTTCCTGCAGCAGCCGGTCGAGTCGATGGCCGGTCTCTGGCAGGCCGGGTTCCTCGTCGGCGCCCGCGTCCAGCAGCTGCTCTCCGAGCCGACGGCCGCCGACGACTGACCCCCACGGTCCCGACCGGCTCGTCCGGCCGGGTGCCGCGGGCGCCAGAAGGCTTCCGAACCCACCACCACACCACCGACAGGAGATCCCTCCCGTGTTGAACACCATCCCGATCGACAGCACCGACCTCCCCTCCGACGTCCGGGACCTACTCGGCCGGATCACCGAGGTCCAGCACTCCGAGCGCCCCATGTCCTTCACGCTGAAGGAGCTGGGCACCATCTCGCAGGCGGTCGGCGGCATGAAGCGCGCCGTCACGCGCGGCCTGCGCAGCGCGCCCAGCGACGACGCGGCCGACGCCCTCTCCGACGTGCTCGGCGAGCTGAAGGGCCTGCAGGCCCGTATCGAGGCGACGGTGCGCGACGCCTTCGTCGAGACCCTCGGACCGGACTTCGACCAGAGCGCCGCGGCGAAGCAGCTGCAGCGCTTCATCGAGAGCAACTCGGCGCCGCTGCAGGAGCAGGCGCCCAGCTCGAACTCCCTCACCGACCTGCCTGACCAGGCGGCCTACCTCTGACCCCCACGGTCCCGACCGGCACGTCCGGTCGGGCGCCGCGGGCGCCAGAGCAGCGCTCGAACCCCACCACCCAGAAGGAGATCCACCGCATGTCCGACACCACCACCCAGCACCCCGACTTCGACCTGATGCGGCGGGTGCTCGACGAGCAGGACGCCAGTCTTCCCGAGGGCTGGGAGGACCGGGCGCCCGTCGGCCAGGACGACGCCATCGCCCAGATGCAGGCCGCCTTCGGTGACCTGGCCGACCCGACGTCGCTCTACGACACCTCGATGCTGGCCGCCAGCGGCTCGCTGCACTCGATCCTGCCGATGCTGGTCCTCGGCCTGATCGACCCGGTGAAGGCGTTCGCCGCGCTCTGGGCGTCGGCGTTCCTCGCCGGGGTCCGCTTCCAGCAGGCCGGGGGCCACACCGTCGCCGAGTGACTCCCACGGTCCCGACCGGCACGTCCGGCCGGGCTCCGCGGAGGCCAGATCGGCATCCGACGCCACCACCATCCAGGAGGAACAGGAACCATGGGTAGCAAGAAGAAGCGCCAGACGGTCACCGTCGACGTCGTGACCGTCGGCAACCAGGCCCCGGCCGACGTCGTGGCGCAGGTGCTCCGCGCCGACGACCGCGTCAGGACCGTCGACCTGGAGGACTACGGCCAGGTGCAGGACGTGCCGGGCCCCAACCGGCAGCGGCTGATCCGGCTCGCCCAGTGGGCGGCCGGGGAGGACGCGAAGCGGCGGCTCGGCCTGCCGAACGAGTGGGAGCAGGGAGCCTGGCTCACCCGTCGGGACGGCGCCGCCGAGGTCGGCGGCTGCGGCACCGCGTGCTGCATCGCGGGGAAGGTCGCCATCGAGGACGGCGGCGTGCCCGTCGTCGACGAGCTGGGCGACTGGGCCCGGTTCTCCCCCGGCTACGACACCAGCCGGGTCGTCTTCCCCGAGATCGACCCCGACGAGGAGGTCCGCGTCGAGGACTACGCCCAGGAGAAGCTCGGCCTGACCTACAACCAGCGCGCCGCGCTGTTCAGCGGCAGCAACACCCTCGACGACGTGCTGAGGATCATCGGCGATCTGCTGGAGGAGGCGGGGCCGGAGCCTGTAACGGTCCGGCGGCTCAGGGAGGGCTACCGCAGGGGATGCGAGACGGGCGAGTCGTGCGACATCTGCTACGAGGACGTCGAGGTCCCGGCTGACCAGGCCGGACAGCAGCTCGTCTACGCCTGATCCACCCACTCCCTCAGCGTCAGGCGGGTCCGCGAAATAGACAGCGGACCCGCCTGACCTCTACTGACCAGGAACATCTGTCAACGTCTCGTTGTTCTAGTCAGTGAAGGACCACCACCACCACCACCACAGGAGACCGAACACCGTGATGCCTCTGATCATCGAGGGGACGACCCTCTGCCCCTGCCTGCACATCAACGCTCTGCACGACAACGAGCTGGCCTGCACCGCGCCCGGCTGCAAGTGCCAGCGGTTCAACGCCACCGCGCGGACCTCGTCCCACCACTACCAGCGCGGCCAGCGGACCGTGCGCAAGCGGGTAGCTCGACTGGAGCCCGGCGACCGGGTGCTCGTCGGCTTCCCCGGCCGCGTCGACCTGCTGCGCAACGAGCACGGCTACCTCTACGAGCTGGTCGACGGCGTCAGCCGGGTGAAGACCGAGCATGTCCAGGACAACCAGCTGCGCTTCGTCGAGAAGAAGACCGGCGCCCTGGTGGCCACCGTGACCGGCCGCCGGAGCGAGGCGGCCGACTACCGGAGCGGCTTCTATGGCCGCCGCGGCGCGACGCGCCACGTCATCGAGACCGACCTCGGCGAGCTGCCCCCGACCGCGGGCGTCAACTCCGTGATGGTGCTGGCATGAGCGCCTACACCCCCGAGCAGTTCGCGCGCCTGCCGAAGTGGGCGCAGCGCGAGATCGAGCAGCTCAACGGCAACGTCGACCACTGGAAGGCCAAGGCGCAGATCGGGCCGGAGGGCTCGAACACCTTCGTCGACAGCGGGCTCAACGACGAGAAGCCGCTGGGCCACGGCCCCCGTATCCGCTTCCAGCTCGGTGACCGCTGGGACGAGAAGGTCGAGGCCCACATCGAGGGCGACTTCCTCACCATCCACGGCGGTCACGCCCTGGAGATCCAGCCGGTGTCCAGCAACGTCGCCAGGGTGCGCCTCGGCGACTGGTGGAACTGAAGGAAGGAGACAGCATGGCCAGCACCAAGCTGGACGGCGCGCTCGCCGGGCTCTCGCGGGTGAACGCGATGGCCGAGGAGATGAGCGCGATCGTCCGGCGCACCGTCGGCGACGTGAGGTCCGACGGCGCGACCTGGGAGCAGATCGGGCAGGCGCTCGGTGTCAGCAAGCAGGCCGCGCACCACCGCTACGGCCGCCGGAAGGAGGCCAGCAGCGATGCCTGACGACGACCTGACGCGCACCGCCCTGGATCTCATCGAGCGCTCGAAGGGGCTGCATCACGCCGGTGGCGTGCCGTGGTGGGAGGCTCCGCTCCCCCGCCGCTGGCACCGCTGCTGGGCGCAGACCGTGGGCTTCGCCGACGGCTACATCTGCCGGTGCGCCTGCGGAGCGGTCAGTCACGGCGGTGGCCGGTGGGCCGGGAGGAACGCGAGGCGCAAGCTGGCGCGGAGCTGGAGGACCGGCCGGTGAGCGGCCGCCACGCCCCGGCCCCGGACATGACGAGGGGCCAGCGGCAGCTCCGCTGGCCCCGGATCTCGCGCCGGACCTGGTGGATCATCGCAGCCGTCTTCCTCGGCCTGTGGGTGCTGGGGCGGCTCACGCCGACCCCGGCACCGGCGGCGGCCCCCGCAGGGACCTGTGTCGTCAGCCCTTCCACGTCTGGCTTGAACGCTTCGACGCTGCCGCCGACGCCTTCGAGGCCGCCTGCACGATGACCACGATCACGGTCACGGTCACCTTGACGGCGAACCAGACCACGGTCACGAGCAGGACGACCATCCAGAACATGGCCACGAACGGCGCGAACACGCCGTAGTGACCGGGCCGATAGCGGAAGCGGGGGCCGGGGCCCACGCGCCGCTGGAACTCGCCCATTCTCACTGTATTCATCACCTGTCTTGTACAACACTCAACCGAACGGAGACGTTCCCTGTCTGCACACTCTGGACACCAGTCCACCCTGGAGAGGACGATCCAGGCCATGCCTGACGCTCCTCCCCCGCGCAACCGTCCGCCGTGGCTGGCCGTCGGCCTCGCCGTCGCGCTCGCCGCCATCGTCGGACTGGTCAGCCTCGTGCTCATCCTGGTCAACCGCAGCCCGGCCAGCAGCGCGAGTGCATCCACCGTCGAGGTACCCCAGTCGGCGACGCCCGCCCCCGCGGTGAAGCCCCAGGGTGTCGGCGCCACCGAGCACTGGACGAACGGTGCGGGCAACTCCGGCACGATCACGATCACCGCCGCGCACCGGCAGGCGCCCAAGACGGCCGGGTACTTCCCCGAGCACCCGGCCGCCGGGAGCTGGCTGATCGTCAACGTCACCGTGCACGTCGACACCGGGCAGGCCGACGTCAACCAGTACGTCTTCGCCGCGCAGGGGCCCGACGGCGTCGAACACCAGGGCGTCTCGACCCCGCTGAACGACATGCTGTCGGCCACGGTCACTGCTGGCCGCCAGGTCAGCGGGCAGATCGCCTTCGACATCCCCGCCGGGCACAACTTCATCGACTGGGTGCCGGGCGGCGGGCCGCCTCTGGCGACCTTCCACATCGACGTCTGAGCATGCCGAAAGCGCCCCCCTCCGCCGCGATGGCGAAGGGGGGCGCTTGGCTGTACGGGTGCTACTGCTGGCTGGCCCGGTAGTGGCGCCAGGCGGCGGCCGCCTTGATCGAACGCCAGAAGGCCCACGGCTTGGCGGCCCAGCGGTCGAGCAGCTTGACCGGCTCCGCCGTCGGCACGGGGGCGGGCGGCGGCGTGGGCACCGGCGCCGGAGGCGGAGTGGGAGCGGGAGGCGGAGTGGGAGCCGGAGGCGGCGCCGGTACGGGCGGCGGCGTCGGGGCAGGCGGCGGAGTGGGAGCGGGCGGCGGGACCGGGACGACCACCTTGCCGCCGGTCAGCTCGGAGACCGCCTGGGCGAAGCCCTCCAGGTCGAAGCTGTCCCGGAAGTTCGGGTGCGCCAGGTGCGCCTTGGTCAGCACGAACCAGGCTTCCTCCAGCCGCTGGTCGACGAACGCCTGGGTGACCGGCGTGACGCCGCCCCAGGTGACGACGTCCTGCTCGTCCGGGCTGGCGGAGTAGGCGACCGTCGTGGTGCAGTGCCCGCCCCAGTCCGGCGACCCGGCGACGTAGTCCCAGGTGGTCTGCTGCTGCTGGGCCTGCTGCAGCATCTCGCCGGTGACGACGGCCAGGCCGACGTAGGTGGCGGCCTTCAGCAGCGCCTCGTCGGTGTGGTCGAGCTTGCCGAAGGCGACGATCTCGCCGGTCTGGACCAGGTACTCCAGGAAGGTCTGGATGTCCATGCCCTGGTCGGCCGAGGTGCCGCCCTGCGACCAGTCGGTGAAGTCCGGGTTCTGGGTCCGGTAGTAGGCCAGCAGCTGGGTGTCGGTCCAGTTGTCCCGCGGGACGCCGAGCGCGGCGTGGATCGTCTGCAGCGCGTGGTCGAGCCCGGCGACCACGCAGTCCCCAGCCTGGTCGTTGCGGTCCATCGGGTAGGTCAGCGCCGGGATCGGGTCGACGGCCGGGTAGGCGGGCAGCCGCTCCCCCGCGGCGGCCGGGAGCAGGAAGTCACCGACCAGGACGGCGGCCGCGCGCTTCGGCGGGCGCTTGCCCAGCTTCTTGGTGGGATGGGCGTGGATGCCCACGGCGGGCTCGGTCATCGCGGTCCTCTCTCAGAAGGGAGTGATCAGGGCGAGGAAGCGCACGTCGACCTCGGGGGTGTCGGTGATGCGCGCCCACAGGCCCGCACCGGCGTCGGGGACGACGAGCGCGCCCGAGGGCGGGCTGGTCACGAGGCTGCCGACGACCAGCGCGGTGGCCACCCCGCTGGCGTAGGTGCTGGCCGTCCAGACGGTGGTGTCGTCGGGCATCGAGCCGACGGCCAGCAGGGTGAGGTCGACGCCCGCGAGCGTCACCGCCTGGTGGGTGGCGTTGTCGACCGCGGTCACCGGCAGGGACACCTGGCGCACGCCCAGCCGCGAGATCCGGGTGACGTCGGCCAGCCCGGAGAGCGCGCCCCAGGTGACGGTGATGTCCCGCGAGGAGGGCGCCGTGGCGCCCAGCCGGACGCCGAACCGGACGGCCTCGCGGAGCTTCCTCTGCTCGCCGTGCGGGACGGGGAGCGCGTCGGCGGCCATCAGGCGTTGTCCAGGTCGGCGAGGATGGCGATCTCGTGGTAGCTGGCCGTCGGGAACGTCTGCTTGCCGGTCGGCCAGGTCACCTCCCACTCGGCCTCGTAGGTGCCGGGGGTGGCGGTGTCGGCCGCGAGCCAGTCGTAGCGCACGGTGCCGATGGCGGCGTCGACGATCACGCCCGCCGCCTGGATCTTGACCGTGCCGCCGGGCGCGGTGGCCATGATGAACTTGACCCCGCTCGCGTTGGTCAGATCCACCGGCGTGCTGCCGCGGAACAGGGTGGCCTCGATCGACGGATAGGTGTCGTGGGCCTTGATCGTGAAGTCCGGCATGGACCCTCTCCTGTCAGGTCTCGTTGATCACGGCCGCGCCCTCGACCGAGACGATGAAGGCGGTGACCTCCGGGACGGCGGTCACGGTGGCGGTGCGCAGGCCGTCGTCGGCCAGCACGGCGGTGCGCAGGCCGTCGTCGACCGGGACGGCGGTGCGCAGGCCGTCGTCGGTGAGCGCGCTCACGGCCAGGACGTGCGTCGGACCGGTGTCGGTCACCTGGACGGTGACGTGGTCGGTCAGCCCCAGCCGGTCGGCCGGGGCCTCGACGAAGCCGAGGACGACCGAGACGCTGTCGGTCATCCCCAGCGTGTCGGCGGCCTGCTGGCTGACCGAGCGGCTGATGGTGACCTGGTCGGTCAGGCCCACATGGTCAGCCACCGAGCGGCTGAAGCTCTGCGCCGTGTCGGCGTGGTCGGTCAGGGTGGCGTGGTCGGCCGCCGAGCGGTTGAAGGTCTGCGCCGGGGTGGCCTGGTCGGTCAGGTGCTCGGCGTCGGCGGGGTTCCGGGTGAAGCTCTGCGCCGCGGTGACGTGGTCGGTCAGGCCCTCGGCGTCGGCCGGGCTGGCGCCGAGGGTCGTCGGGTTCCATGCCCGCACCCAGTCGACCTGCATCGCACCGGCGGCGCCGGTCATGGTGCCGCTGCTGTCGCTCTTGATGCCGATGTTGAGGACCAGGATCTCGGGCTTGCCGCTGTCCGAGGTGGCGTAGGAGGCGACCTTGACGCCGTCCCAGTACACGTCGCACGAGCTGGCCAGCCGGTGCAGCCCGTAGGTGTGGAAGCTACCGCCCCAGTAGCCGGAGGGGTTCGCCTCGTTCACGTTGACGGACGGCGCGTGGTAGTTGACTGCCAGCGTGCCGGGGCTGCCCGACGAGGACCCCTCGGCGATGTCGTTCTCGCCGTCGGCGGGCCAGCCGTCGACGTCGCTGGTGCTGGCCCACCAGGCGGGCCAGTTGTACAGCGACGTGCCGTCCCCGGCGAACTGGACCGACGCCTCCACGTAGGAGCCGACCGGCAGCTGGTAGCCACCGGCGATGTCGGTGTGGATCAGCGCGCCGTCGGTGGTCGAGGCCAGGGTCAGCTTGACCACCGAGCCGCCCAGCGAGACGTTCGCCGAGCTGGTGGTGACGCCGTTCATGCTGGAGCCAGCGCCGTCGGTGTACCAGTACGGCTGCCACTTCGTGGTGTCGATCGCCGAGCCGTCGAACTCGTCGTTGAAGGCGAGCTGCCAGGTACCCGACGGGCCGACCGGCTGTGGCACGGCGGGGGTGGTGGCCGTCGCGGCGGCCGAGTCGGCGGACCGGTTCCCGGCCGCGTCCACGGCGTTGACCGTGTAGCTGTAGAGCGTCGACGGCGTCAGCTTGCTGTCGGCGAAGCTGGTGCCGGTGACCGCGGCGGCGACCACGGTGCCGCCGCGCTTGACCTGGTAGCTGGCCACGCCGACGTCGTCGGTGCTCGCCGTCCAGGAGACCGTCACCCCGTTCGGGCTGCTCGCGGTCGCGGTGACCCCGCTCGGCACGGACGGCGGAGTGGTGTCCACCACCGGGGGGATGGCCCCGATCACCGAGGCGACCTGGGCGTTCGAGGCGGCTGCGGTGGTCGAGATCGACCCGGTCGCCCCGGCCGTCGCCTGAGTCTTGGAGGCGATGTACTGGCCGTCCCCGTTGTGCGCGGCAGTCCACCCGGAGATCGCCGTGAAGGTGGTGCTGGCGTAGATGAAGCACCCGAGGATCAGCAGCTCGTTGGCCGTACTGGTCGTGCCGCTCACCGCGGGCGTGGGTGTGCCCGACGCCGAGTTGACGGCCGATCCCAGCGCCTCCAGGGGCATGCCGGTGGTCACGCAGCCGGAGACCCGCAGGATCTGCCCCTGCGTGTTGGCCGCCCCGTGGGTGAAGGTGTAGCTGGTCGGTTCGGAGGCTGTCGCCCGCTTCCAGTAGATGTGGACGTTGACGTTCGGGCTGGCGATGGCGTCCGGCGGGGAGAGGGTCAGCTCCGACCAGCCGCTGGGCGGGGTGATCGTGGGCGTGCTGTCGTCCCAGTACAGGTGCAGGACGAGCACGTCGTTCTGGGCCACCCCGCTGGGCGCGGCGAAGGTGCTGTTCGTGCGGTTGCCGTAGAGCAGGAGCGTCCCGACCGAGGCGACCGTGGGTCCAGCCATGGCTTCTCTCCCCTTCCGGGTGGAACGGGAAGGGTCAGGCCCCGAGCAGCGTGTGCGTCCAGGTGATCACCAGCTGGTCGGTGGACGCCTTGGCCGAGACACCGCTGATGGCGACGCGGGCGACCGTGGCCGACGCGGCGCTGGTGGCGTTGGTCAGCGTGTCGTTGACGATCACGGCCTCAGTGATCGGGTTGCTCGTGGTGGCCACTCCCGGCACCCAGGTGGCCGCGTAGGTGACCACCGCGCCGGAGTCTGAGTCGGTCATCGTCGGGGTCGAGTCGAACGCGACGTCCGAGCCGCTCAGGTAGGTGACCAGCGCCGCGCCCGCGCCGCTCTTGGACGGCGCGCTGCCGCCGCTGTTCGCGCCGGTGCCCAGCTTCATGCCGGTGGGCTTGGCGGGCGGGCTGGCCACCCCGGCGCCGTTGGCGGCGTACATCTTGTCGCCGGTGTCGGTGATCAGGTTCTTGATCACCTCGCGGTGCTTCAGCTCGCCGTCGGCCCCGAACAGCTCGACGGTGACTTCGCCGCGGAGGTGGCCGCGGTCCTTCGGCTGGGACATGTCAGTTCTCCGGGGTCGTCGTCGGGACAGTGGAGGCTTCGTGCTGGCCCCGCTGCCGCTGGCGGACGGCACCGAGGAGGGGTCCGGCGGCAGCCGGAGATCCGGGGGTGGGGTGCGTGGCGAGCGAGGCCAGCAGGCTGGCCACCATCGCTCCGAGCGCGACGTCGAGCGCCTGCGCCCAGTTCAGGTGCAGCAGCGTCGTGTTGGCCCCGAGCACGCCGAGGAGGGCATGTGCCCCGATCTCGATCGCGCGCTCGAAGGCGTCCTTCCAGAACGCCATGGTGAACATCAGGTGGTCCCTTCAAGGGGGTGGGCCAGCTCGTCGAGCTGGCTGCGGACTCGGGTCATCTGGCGGGTGACGTCGGCCAGCTGCTTCTCCAGGGCATCTACCTGGGTGAGCAGGGCGGTGATCCGCTGGTCGCGGCGCTCCAGCTCGGCGCGCTGCCGGGCGATCTCGGCGTCCCGGTCGGCGATCTGCTGCTGGTGGAAGGAGCGCTCCATGTCGACCTGCCGCTGCACGTACAGCAGCCGGGCATCCTGAGCGTCGACGTCCTTCTTCTCGATCTGGGACTGGACGGTGGCCTCAGCCACCTCGATCTCCGCCTTGGACTTGCGCCGGTCGCTGAAGTACCAGGTGACCAGCGCGACGACGGCGGCGGAGAGCCCGGCTAGCGGGCCGAGGACGGAAAGCTCAGTCACGACCCACCGCCGTCGGCCGGGTCTGCCTCCTTGGCCGCCATCTGCTCGGAGAGGCGGATGATCTGCGACCGGACGGCCGCGCTGACGATCAGGCGGACGACCATGGCCGCGCCGATGAACACGAAGATCAGCGCGGTGATGATGCCCGGAGGGCCGTCCTTGGCGACCAGGACGATCGCAAAGAACAGCGAGCCGACCAGGATCAGCAGCTGTCCCAGCCGCTCGGTGGAGCGCTGGTGATGGAATAGCCCCCAGAGCGCGGCCATGCCGCCGAGCAGCATGGCCGCGCCCCACTCGTACTGGGCGAGTGGCCAGAGGTGCTGAAGTACTCCCTCACTGCCCTCGAACAGTGCGGACAGTCCGATGAGCGCGCAGCCCAGGTCGATCAGCGTGCGCTCGGGGTTGATGGCGATCGTCTCCGGCAGGTGGCGGACCAGCCGCGCCGCGATCCCCCGCGGCGGCGCGGCCCGGCTCACGGCCGAGCCAGCCGGGCGTAGTCGTCAGCCCAGATCTCGCAAGGCTGGGGCTGTCCGGGGTAGAAGCGCTGGTGCCAGTTGGCCACCGCGGTGTCGGTGGGGTGCTGCCACTTCCCGTCCGCCCAGCCGTTGTGGGCCCAGCTGCCGGGGGCCTGGCCGTCGGCGCAGTCGTGGAAGATCGTCCACTGCTGGATGTTGCGGACGAACGGCCGCTCCCAGGCGTAGTAGCCGCCGTGCGAGGCGGCCGGGCCGGTCATGTTGCCGTAGAACTGGCCGCGGCCGAGGTTCCAGCGCAGCACCGGCGGGTGCGGCGGCGGAGGCGGCGGAGGAGGAGGCGGCGTCGGCCTCGGCCTCGGGGCGGGTGCCGGAGCCGGTGCCGGAGTCGGAGCGCCGCCGCCGATCGTGTACTTCTTCAGCGCGGCCAGGTCGCCCTCGAAGGCGTCCTCGTCGACGCTGCCGTTGACGCCGGACTGGTTACCCAGGTCGGAGAACTGCTTGAAGGCCAGCGTCGGCCAGATCCCCGAAGCGGGGACCGTGGTCTCGCTGAAGTCGTAGACGGCCAGCCACAGCCCGACGTTCTCGGCCAGCACGGCGTGCCAGTCGTACTTCCCCAGCAGGTGGCGGTTGAGGTACAGCAGCGGCGGAGTGCCGGTGGCGTCCTTGACGTGCTGCAGCCACTGGGCCGACCAGGCGGCGATGTCGACGCCCGCGGCTTCGACCTCCATGTCCAGGGCCATCAGCTCGCCCCGCTGGGGCTGGACGTGCTGCAGGTAGTACTCGGCCTCGGCCACCGGGTTGCCGAGCCGGGCGAAGTGGTAGGTGCCGAAGATCAGGTCGGCGGCGAGGACGTGCGTGCGGTTGTAGGTCAGCTCCGGGTCGACGTAGGAGGTGGCCTCGGTGCCCTTGGAGAAGACGAACGAGCCGCCGTGGGCGGCGAACGCCGAGTAGTCGGGTTCCCCCTGGTAGTGGCTGTCGTCGAGTCCGAGCAGTGGAGTGCTGATCATGGTCGCTCCCTTCGAGCGCGCATGGGTCTGACCCCAGCGCCCGGCGGGCGTGGGGTGAGCTACGGGGCGATCAGTCGGTGACCGTCCGCTGTACGTCGGCGGCCAGCTCGATCAGCGCCTGCCTGTAGACGCTGGCCTGCGCCGCGAGGGCGGCCTGTGTCGCGGTGTCGATGACCTGCTGCAGCGGCGGGGACGCCTGCTTGGACTCCCAGGTGGCCACCCAGTCGGCCATGAACTTGGCCATGACCATCTGGATCGCGCCGTGGTCGGAGAGATTGCCGACCAGCTCCGGGAACAGGCCGCGGATGGCGGCCAGCGTGCGGTTGAAGGTGTCGACGCTCATGGTCAGGCCGTTCACCGTCACCCGTATCTCGGCGGTGGCGGAGTCGGTCAGGCCCATGGTGTCGGCGGCCGCCGAGTTGACGAGGTTCAGACCTCCGGCCACAGCGGATCCCCCTCCTGGCCAGCTGCGTCCCACCAGTCCCGGTGCATGCGGTCCTGCTCCTCCCCTGGCATGCCACCGGCCAGCAGGGCGGCCCAGTCGGTGGTGTCGATGTCGTGCTCGCGCCGGGGCCATCCGGCGCCGCGGGGCCCCCGCGGGAAGTCGCCGTCGCCGAACTCGCGCGACTGGGCCAGCACCCGGCGGGTCTCCGGGTCGATCGCCATCCAGATGTGGATCTTGTCGCTCACTGGGTGTACCAAATCCTGAGACGGGCCGACGGACCGGCGGAGCGGATGTAGTAGGTCTCGTTCGACCCACCGGAGGGGCCGAGGTAGAGGCCGATCGAGGTCTTGCCCTTGAACGAGCTGTACCAGCTCGACGGCAGGGTGACCGTGACGCCGCCCGGCTTCGGGTAGTTCCTGCCGGGGTTCCACGCACCCTGCAGCGTCGCCGGGCTGGGCGTGTTCGCGTTCGAGACCAGCGAGATCAGGGCCTGACCGCCGGAGTTGTAGTACGACCAGTTGTTGTAGAGGTACAGGTCGACCCGGTTCACCGTCCCGGAGATGTTCGGGATGTTGAAGTTCCAGCCACCCTTGCCGTCGCCGTTGTAGCCCGAGGGATCCCATCCCTGGACGACGTCGCTGGTGTCGGTGCGCAGGGTGCCGTTGCCGCGGTAGGTCCAATGCCCGGCCGGGGCGATGTTGCCGGTGTCGTACTTCTGGGTCACCGACGTCGGCGAGCCGCCGCCGCCGCCGCTGTAGTACGTGCCCCCACCGGCCTGGTAGCCACCGGACACCGGCCCGGCCGGGCCGATGTCGGCGACGGTCAGCTGGATCGGCACGACGGCGGACGAGTTGATGACTGTCTCCGTGTCCGAACCGGTGGCGCCCGCGCCGCGCTCGGTGGTGAGCAGGAAGCGGAACCGGCTGGTGATCGACGGGACGTAGATGAAGCTGTTGGCGTTCGTGTAGTAGGTGCCCGCGTAGGGCGGGGTGAAGTACCACGAGGCGTCCTGGATGGCCGTCGCGGCCTGTGGCGTCGGGGGTTCGGTGACCGTGTCGCCGTCGACGCCGCTGGTCTCCACGATGCGGGTGCGGACCTCAGCCCCGGCGGCCGTGACCGTGAAGGTGTAGAGGTAGGAGATCAGGTAGGCGCGCCCAGCCTGCAGCGCGCAGCCGACCTCGACCAGCCCGTAGGGGTTGTGGATCGGGCCGATGTTGCTCGCGCTGTAGAGGCTGACCCGGCCGACGACGCCGTCGGAGAGCCCCCCGATCCAGTCGGTGAAGTTCTCGCCCGCCACGACCAGCTGGTCGGTGGTCACCGAGCTGCCGGAGATGGCGCCGGTGTCGTCGATCCCGGCGACCTGCGCGCCGGTGGAGTCGACGACGCCGAAGAAGTTGCCCGAGCCGGTGGCGAACCGGGCGACCTCCTGCACGCCCTCGCCGGTGATGGTGCTGAAGATGTGCAGGCCGTCGGACTCCAGCGCCGCGTGGTCACCGGCGAGGTCGCCCGCGACGATCGTGTTGGCCAGCACCATCGTCGACTCCAGCAGCGCCGCGGTGACGGTGCCGGTGGCGATGACGTTGGAGGCGATGAGGCTGTTCGGCTGGATCGCTCCGTTGCCCAGCTGGTAGCTGACCCAGGTGGTGCCGTTCCAGACCTGGGGCACATTGTCGGTGCCGGAGATCCAGTACGCCGTCCCGGCCGCGCCGGAGTAGCTGGGCGTCGCCGAGCCGGTGAACAGGGTGGCCTTGCCGTCGGCGGTGTTCTGCGCGGCGATGGCCGAGGCGAGGCTGTTGGAGATGCCCTGGTCCTGCAGCAGCACCCAGGTCGAGCCGCCCCAGCGCGAGGTCTGGTAGAGCGGGGTGCCCGACGGGGCACCGCCCGCCAGGCCGGTCGCGGTCCCGATCTGCTCCAGCCACAGGTCGCCCGCGGTGAAGCCCCACGACGGGGCGACCGGGGTGGCCGGGGAGACGGTGTAGTAGACGGTGTTCCCGCCGGAGTACTGGGCGATCGGGAAGCCGATGTCGCCGATCTGCACCTGGCCGGAGTTGACCGGCCCGGCGACCAGCGACGGAGCGCTGAACTTCCCGGCCTTGCTCCGGGTGATCAGCCGGGCGTAGAGCGGGGTGTTCGGGGCGTGCCAAGCCACGAAGATCTCCCCGCCCTGGGCGGAGGTGATCGTGCCGTGGGTGGGGCCGAAGCCGGTGTCGCCGAAGTTGACGTCGGCGGAGACCTGCACGTCGACCCCGGCGAAGTCCATCGGCGCGACCACCGGCGAGCTGAAGCCGGGCTGGGGGTCGACGAAGGTGCCGCCCCACTGGACCCTCACCCCGCCGATCACCTGGGAGAGCGTCGGCACCGAGGGCGTGGGCGGGGTAGGCCCGGCGACGACCACCGCGCCGGAGGTGCCGTCGTACTGCACGCCGACGTAGGCCGTGGGCTGCCCGTTGGACACGACGGTGATCGCGCCGTTGTCCACCGAGCTGTGCGGCAGCTGCGGCGTGCGCTGTACCGCGTTCAGCTGCCGCCGCAGGCCCTCGATCTGCTGGGCCAGCAGCTGGGTGGCAGTGGCCACCTCAGAGCACCCAGTCCGAGCGGACCAGGTGGGCGACCATGATGTCGGGGTTGTCCGGGGTGAGGTCGAGCTGGGTGATCCGCGCCCACATGTCGATCACCGTCCAATCCACCTCGGCCTGCACCCGGATCTCGTCACCGACGCCGAAGCTGCCCAGCTGCGCCATGGGGGTGTTGCGGATGGCGATGGTGGACAGCTGCTCCAGCTGCAGGCGGCGCTGCAGCTCCAGCCGGGCGGCGGCCTTGGCCGCGTTGCTGTCGGTGATCGAGGAGTCGTTGATCGTCTGCATGCGGCGCAGGCCGCCGTCGTAGACGCGGGCCTCGCCGCGGACCGTGACCGAGCCGGTCCCGGCCCCGAGCACCACGACGTGGTTGGCGTAGTCGGTGCCGTTGTCGACCGGGTTGGGGACGGTCTGGATGTTCTCGCCCAGCACGAAGCGCAGGTCGCTGCGACGGCGCCCGAGCGAGGGGTAGCCGAAGTCCAGGAAGTGCTGGACGTCGGACTTGTCGGCGTTCCAGGCGTGCCGCTCGTGGTAGTCGAACGGGGTGGTCGCGGCCAGCTTGTTGATCTCGGCACCGAGGTCGTGGGTGGTGTACCAGTTCAGCTGGTAGGGGCCCTTGCTGGTGGTGCTGGTGCCGGTGGTCGGGACGCCGACGGTGACGCCGGTGGTCGTGGCCTGGTCCAGCTGCAGGCCCAGGTTGCTGCCCAGCTCGGCCTGGATGACCAGCCAGGCGTGCCGGACGACGTCCAGCACCTCCTCGTAGGTGAAGGACTCGTCGAGTGGGTAGGCCATGCCGGTGAGGTAGGAGGTGAAGCCGGACCCGTCCAGGGAGAGTGCCGGGCCCTGCTGCTGTGAGTTGGCCAGCAGCCACGAGCCGCGGATGACCCCGTCGGCCTCGGCGTGGATCACGGTCTTCCACGGCGTGAGGATCGGCTTGCCGTCGGAGCCCTTCAGCCGGGCGTAGGCGGGCTGGATGGTGCCCTTCAGCTGCGGCGGCCCGGAGAGGACGTCCGAGATGGTGACGCCCTGCAGCGGCAGCTCGTTGTCCAGGAAGACCCCGGTGCCACCCAGGCCGTCGACGCGCTGCGCCAGGTAGCGCCAGCCGTGCGACTGCCCGGACCAGTCGGTCTGAGGAACGACAGCCACGGGGTCAGGCCGTCTGCTGGTAGAAGACCAGGTCGTAGATGACCTGCTGCTTGCTGGTGAACCAGATGCCGCCGGTGTTCTGGGTGTAGGTGCGCTCGACCTCCGGCTTGACGGTGACCGTCTGGCCCTGCAGAGAGGTGACGTCGACGTCGGCGAAGATCTCGAAGGGCAGCGCGGACACCACGCCCGCCGGGTCGCTGGGAGCGCCGTTGAAGTCGAAGTTGACGCCCTGGCCAGCGATGCCGCCGATGTTCACCCGGCCGATGAAGTCGCTGCCGTGGGTGTCGACCTGTACCTGGTTGAGCCGGATGGAGGCCAGGCAGTGGGTGGCCCACTCCGGGATGTCCACGGTGATCGAGCCGGTCGGCCAGTTCCGCCAGTTGGTGTCGGTGATCGCCAGGTTGTCCTGCGACACCGGACCGGGGACGACCTTCTTGAAGGTCGACGTCTGCGGCTGGGCCAGCTTGCGCAGGTCGACGATCATCGTGTCCTGGATGTTCGTGGTGCTGTTGGGGATGTCGATGCGCGCGATGGCGTAGGCGGCGTAGCTGACCACGTCCGACGCCTTGGTCACCGACGGCGCGACCCCGGAGATGATCACCGGCTGGAAGTACGGGCCGTTGAGCTTCTGGTTGGGGTCGGTGTAGGGCTGCCACGGGGCGAAGTCGGGGTCGATGACCTGAGCGATGAGCAGGTCCGAGCGCGACGCGCCGGAGGTGGGCGCGATGTCGACGAGGGTGTCGGAGCGGGCGATGCCGACGTAGCTCTCGCCGGGGGCCTGTGCGTTGCGCACCACCATGCCGCCGGTGGCCACCGACACCTGGGGGCCGGGCGTGCCCAGCGCGGAGACCTTGAAGTCGCCGGGCAGGTTCACGCCCTCGGCGTTGTGGCTGGCGATGTTGGCCAGCACGCGAGCCAGGGCAGCGTCGGTGGACGCCCCCTCGATCGCCCAGGGGACCAGGTCGAAGGCCACTGTCAGCTCCTCACAGCGCGCGGTAGGCGCGGTTCCAGGCCACCGAGCACGTCGAGGTGCCCGTGGGGTCGTAGCCGCCGTAGGTGATCGGGTAGGTGCCGGGCAGCAGCCGCAGCTGCGTCAGGCGCGAGCGGGGGTCGAGGTTCAGTCCGCCCCAGACGCCGGTGGTCTCGTTGAAGATGCCGATCTCCCAGGGGCGCCCGGAGATCCGCACCGTCTGCCCGCTGGGGATCGAGCCCTGCAGGCCGTAGCGCTGGTCGCCGATCTGCACCCAGGGGTTCTGCACCGGGCCGTGGAACCGCGGGGTGACCCACGTCCGCTGGCTGCCGGTGAGCACGGCCTGCTCGGTGTAGACCGTCGGCGAGCTGGCCATGACCAGCGGGAACTGCAAGGGAAAGGTGAAGTAGGTGCCGGTGACCACCGTCGGCGCGATCGGGATCGACGGGATCGACTCCTCCTCGTCGTCGTAGTACGTCTCGTACTCGGCGAGCTGGAAGTCGCAGGTGATGTGGATCTTGCCGCGCTGAATCTGGTCGGGCACCGGGGTCCAGCGCCGCGGCCGCCCATAGACCTTCCGGGTGCGCCCGGCGACGGTGTAGCGCATGGCCACCGTGCCGCCGGGCGTCAGCCGGACGTCGTTGTCCCAGACCTGGGCGAGCGTGTCGACCTGGGCGAGCGCCCCGGCCACGTCGATGGTGTCCAGATCGGTGAACATCGACCACTGCCAGGTCGGCGGGGTGCGCAGGTCCCGGCCGAAGACGATCGAGTCGTCCATGCCGCCGGGCTGGTCCTGGTGCCGGATCGCGCCGGTGCCCGGATTGAAGGCGGTGACGTTCAGCGGCGTGCCGAAGCCGAAGGGGACCTGGGGGTCGACGTCGGCGCAGAACTGGTAGTCCGAGATCAGCACGCCGCTCACGGGGTCGCCCCAGTCAGCGAGTAGACCCCGCCGCGGCTGGCGACGCGCAGGTCGTACCACAGCTCGTCCATGACCGCCCGCGGGTCGCCGGTCTGGCTGATGGACAGCGACCCGATCAACGGCACGTTGCCTCCCCCGCTGCGAGATCCGGTGGGACCGAAGCCCGCCAGGCGCATGAGGGCGTCGTTCTGGGCGGCGGTGAGGACGGGCTCGGGGCGGCCGGTGCCGTTGTAGACGGTCGAGAAGCCGGGCGGGAGGTAGCCGCCCTGGTCGTACCAGCCGTACAGCTGCTCGTGGTTCCAGGCGCCGATCGGGTCGTGGTAGCGCCCGGCGATGTACTCCATGCCGTACTTGGCCTGCAGCGCCGGGTTCGCGGTCTTCGCCCCGTAGGAGGCCCAGGTGCTGTCCAGGAACTGGAACATCCCGAAGGCAGTGCTCGTCGGGTTCTGGGCCACGTTGTTGAAGCCCGACTCCCGCATGATCACGGCGACCAGGTCGTTCCACTCCTGGCCCTGACTCCAGCCGTAGCCCGCGGCCGCACTGCGGACCGCGGCGACGTTGCTGGCGCGACTGGCCGGAGTGCCGCCCCCGGCGTTGCCGCCGCCGGTGACGAAGTTGGTGACCGCGCTGATGGCCGTGCTGAGCGCACCGCCGACCTGGTTCTTGACGACCGACCACATGTCCGACAGCAGCGTCTGCGGGATCTTGGCCAGCATCTGCTCCCAGTCGCCGTTGCCGAACTGGCCGAACAGCTGGCCGATCGGCCCGGTGATCGAGCTGGACAGCGAGCCGAAGACGTCGGTGACGCTGTTCCACGTCTTGCCCAGCCAGCCGACCAGGCCGCCGTCGGCGTAGCCCGCCATGCCGGAGTTGATGGCCTGCAGCAACGGCAGGTGCTTGCGCGTCTGCTCCTGGTTGACCACGAACTCGTTGGCGTGCACGACGCCCGCGGGGTCGTGCTTGCCGCCGGTGCCGAACATGCCGGGCCCGGTGAAGCCGCCCTCGGCGAAGCCGGGGATCGGGTCGACGTGCAGCTTCCAGCCGCCCGGCAGGTGCAGGGTGTCGACGATCCAGTTCCACGCCTTGAACAGCCCGCCGTCGAGGATCGTGTTGATCACGAAGTTGACCGGCTTGGCGACGAGCGCCTCGATGCCGTGCCAGATGTCCCCGATCACCGAGACGGCGGTGCGGAAGGCGCCCTGCAGCCCGGACAGGGCGGTGTGGAAGAAGCCCCAGATCGGCGCGACGGTGTGGTCGTAGACCCAGCGCAGGCCGTCGCCCAGGGCGCTCCAGCCGGTCTGGATCGCGTGCCAGATGGGCTTCAGCACGCTGTTCCACATGAAGCTGGCCGCGGTCTGCAGGGCGTGCCAGGAGGGCTGGATGACGTTGTCGTAGACCCAGCGCAGCGCCGTCCCCAGCGCCCTCCAGGCGGTCTCGATCGCGTGCCAGGTGGGCAGCAGCGCGTTCTGGTACAGCCAGACCGCGGCCTTCTGCATGGCGTCCCAGCAGGGCTTGACGACGTTGTCATAGACCCAGCGCAGCGCCGTCCCCAGGGCCCTCCAGGCGGTCTCGATCGCGTGCCAGGTGGGCAGCAGCGCGTTCTGGTACAGCCAGACCGCGGCCTTCTGCATGGCGTCCCAGCAGGGCTTGATCACGTCCCGGTAGGTGAGGGCGATCAGCTCCGACATGCCCTTCCAGAGCAGCGCGATCGGCCCGAAGACGACGACACCGAGGATGGCCAGCAGCACCTTGGCCACGTCCTCGATCACGACCCACAGCGGGTGCAGGACGTTGTCCCAGGTCCACTGGAAGGCCACGCCCAGCGCGTTCCAGGCGGCCACGATGCCGGTGAAGACCGGGTGGAGCACGTTGTTGTACAGCCACAGCGCGCCGGTCTCCAGCGCGGCGAAGACCGGCTTGATGACCTTGTTCCAGGCGAAGTCGGCGGCGGCCTCCAGGGCGTGCCAGACGTCGACGGCGACCTGCTTGATCGTCGCCCAGACCGTCGTCCAGTGCGTGACCAGCTCGTAGATGCCGAAGGCCAGCGCGGCGACCGCGACCGTGATGGCCAAGATCACCAGGACGACCGGGCTCATCAGCGCGTCGAGCACCGCCTGGGCGATGGCCCACGCCTTCGTGGCGGCCGACACCAGGTCGACGGTGACCACGTACTTGGCCAGCGCGGCGGCCATCGAGGCGTAGGTGCCGAGGTTGGTCACCACCGCCCAGGCAGCCTGGGCGATGGCCCAGCCCTTCGTGGCGGCCGCGGCCAGGTCGACCTGGATCGCGTACTGCACGACGAAGGCGATCCACTGCCCGAACTTGATCGCCTCCATGACCAGGCCGAGCGCGCCGGTGGCCAGCTGCCAGGCGATGACGCTCTCCACCAGCGGAGGCAGCGCCGGGCCGAGGAACTTGATCACCGGCAGGACGACGTTGCTCAGCGTCTCGGCGAGGGCCTTGATCGCGGGCTGCAGGCCGATCAGCACCGTGGTGCCCAGGTGGGCGAAGTTGTCGACGAGCGTCGTGATGAACGGCAGGAGCGCCTGGATGATCAGCAGCATCGGCGGCAGCAGCGAGGTCACGATGGTGCCCAGCGGGGCGATCATCGGCGTGATCGCGCCGAGGATGTGCAGGAAGGCTGTGCCGAGGTCGGACAGGGCCGGGGCCAGCGCCTGGGCGGCCTGCAGCAAGATCCCGGCCGCGGTGCGGGCCAGGCCGTCGATGACCGGCCCGAGCTGCTTGCCGACCACCAGGAACGGGGGCAGCAGCGTCTCGACGATCTGCCCGAGCACCGGGATCAGAGGCTGCATGCCCTCGATCAGCGAGGCGATGACCTCGGCCAGCGGCGGCAGCATCTGGGTGATGTGGGCGACCGTCTCGGCCAGCTGCTTGCCCAGCTCGCCGATGACAGGGGCGATAGCCGCCGCCAGGTCGCCGATGACCGGCAGCACGTCGGCGACGAGCACCTGGACCATCTGCAGCAGCACCGGCAGCAGGGTCTGGGCGACCTTGTCGACGTCGGCGAAGAACGTCTTCAGCCCATCCTGGGCCGTGCTCGTCTTCAGGAACGCCGAGAGCGCGCCGGTCACCTTGTTCAGCAGGGCCAGCAGCTGGTTCCCGAAGGGCAGGGCCGCCGAGAAGATCGAGCTGATGCTGCCGCCGAGGTTCATCACCAGGTGACTGACCTGGGTGATGACCTGGAACGCCTGCTGGATCTGGCGGACGATCGCGCCGGTGTTCATCGCGTGGGTCAGCCAGGCGTCGAACTTCTGAGAGAGGGTGACGAAGCCGGAGGCCAGCTGCGGCAGGAACTGGCTGCCGACCTTGGCAAGCGCGACGAAGTCGGCCGTCAGCATCGGCATCGCGCCGTTGGCCACGGTGGCGACCGACTTGTCGATGTTGCCGAAGATCGTCGTGAACGCCGGGCCCATCGTGGTCAGGCGCTGCATGGTGGCGATGAGCCCGCTGTTCAGCCCGCTGGCGATACCAGCGAGCCCCTTCTGCATCACCGGGAACGCCACGCGACCGAGCCGGTCGACGGCGGTGCCCAGGTTCTGGAACAGCTGCTGCTGGACGTCCATCCTCAGCGCGTGGAAGGCGGGCGCGAGCTGGTGGACCTGCATCACGAAGTCGCGCGCCGCGGGCGCGAGCTTGTTCAGCGCCTGCTGGGCGACCTTCAGCTGGGCCGGAGTCTGCGCACTGAAGATCTTGAAGGCGGTGGTCATGCCGCTGATGCCGACGAGTACGGTGGCCATCGGGGCGGCGAGGCCCAGCAGGAGCGCCGGGACCAGGTTGAGCACCCCGATCACCTGCGTCAGCGAGCTGCCCAGCTCGACGAGTCCGCCCACGAGGACGGAGATCATCGAGGGCATGATGGCGCCCTGCACCGCGGCGTTGAGCGTGTCGACGGTGCTCAGCGAGCGCAGCGCCTCGTCGATGCCGCGGCCGATGGAGCGGGCGAGGTGCTCCTCGTCGACTTCCAGCTTCGGCTTGTCCGACTCGACGACGGAGTTGATCTTGGCCTTGGATTCGAGCAGCGCCCGGTCGTCGACCTCCGGCTTGATCTTGACGCGCAGGTCACCCTGGCGCGCGAACCACTCGCCGATGTCCTTCTGCGCGCCCGAGAAGTCCGGGACGATCTTGACGCTGGCCGAACCGGCGCTGTAGATGGGCACGCGGGCGCACCCCCCTCGTGATCAGTCGAGGGGGGTGTCGCCCCCGTGAGTTGCCGGTCAGCTGCTCCCGCGGATGAACTGATCCAGTTCGAGCAGCTGGTTGCGGGAGCTGCTCTCGCGCGCCCGGTCGAGCGCGGTGGATGGCCGCGGCAGCGGCTGCTGGGGCGGCGGGTCGCCGCCGTTGGAACCGATGACCGCGTCGCGGACCGCGATGAGCCGGTCGGCGATGAGCGAGAGGTAGGACACCTCCGGCGTGTAACCCAGCGGCGTCATCTGCGCCGGGTCGGCGGCCGGTGCCACCTGCTGGCCCTGCTCCTCCAGCTCGATGACGCGCTGGGCCCACTCCTCATCCATGGCCAGCGCGCTCTTGTAGTGGCCGTGACCGGGCAGCCGTTCCACGAACTCGTAGAACGACCGCCAGCTACGACGGCCGTCGAAGAACTCCAGGATGTTGATCTGCAGCTCGTACTGCAGGTCGTACTCGATGGCCCCGCCGAAGCGTTCGATCAGCTCGACGAGGCCGTGGAACCCCCCGGCTGCTCTGCCGCCTCGATCTCCGGCAGCGACTCCTTGAAGTGCTGCAGGATCGACTGGATCATCAGCACGGTCAGGTCAGGCTCGGTGTCGTCCTTGATCAGCGACCAGACCCGTGGGAACGCCGGGCCGCACAGGGCCCGCAGCAGCGGCAGCGCCGCGGCCGGGTGGAACTGCATGTTCGGGCCGATCATCTCGGCGATGACCATCTGGCGCTCGACGGTGTCGGGCGCGGTGATGACGATCGGCGGCTCGACGTCGTCGATCACGAACGGCGGCGGCAGCTTGCGGGGCTCGCGGCCCTCCGCCTTCGCCAGCGCCTCCTTCTTCAGCACGGCGAACTTGAACGTCTTGGCGGCGGCCTTGACGGGCGTCTTCGGCATGTGGTTCCTCTCCCCGGTTGGTGCGGTCAGTCGGTGTTGCTGTCCTCGGCGTTCGTGCCGGAGGTCTCCTTGCGCCCGCGCGGCCGCGCCTCGGCGGCCGTCGGTGCGGGCTCGGCCGCTGTGGGCGCGACCGGTGCAGGCTCGGGCTCGCCGAGCTGAGCGATGGCGTCGTCGATCGACAGGCCCTCGGGCAGCCGGTAGCCGAAGCCGAAGTGCAGCTGGTTGAGCACCAGCGGGCTGCTGACGGCGTGCTCGCGGCCCTCGCGGTCGACGAGCGTGACGGTCTTCGCCATGACGGCCTCCTTTCGATGCCCCAGTGAGTGGGACCAGGACGGGCGTGACCGGGGCCGCACGCCCGTCCTGGTCGTCTGTCAGAAGCCCTGGCTGGCGTTCCGCGCGAGCTGGCCGGGACCGGCGAGGACGTTGCGCACCGAGTAGCCGAGGGTCGGGTCGACCTTGGCGGTGACGGTGACCGGGAAGGTGGTGGCCGCGGTCTGGTTCCAGACCTCGTCCTTCACCGCGGTGACCTGGGCCTTGGGCATGGCCTTGATCCGGTAGCGCCGGTCGGTGCCTGCACCGTCGACGCCGATGTAGATCAGCCGCTTGTAGATCGGCACGGTCAGCTGCGGCTTGTTCCAGGTGACCTCACCGGTGGTGGCGTCGGGGACGACCGCGGACAGGTCGATGAAGTCGTACAGCTCGGCGGTGTGCCGGTTGACCTCCTGCATCACGAACATGGCGCTCGTGATGTCCTGGGAGATGTCGGACCGGGTGGGCTCGTCGTAGCCCCACGAGGTCTCGTCGTCCTGCTTCATCGAGCGGCTGAAGGCGATGCCGTCCTTCTGGGTCAGCAGACCCAGCAGGTGCCAGTCGGTGGCGGGGAGCTGGAGCAGGTCCGCGCTCGACCCGGAGGTGAACGCCGCCGGAATGGCGACCGAGGTGCTGGCGACGTAGATCAGGCCGCCGAGCGCCTTGAAGATGTTGTTCGGCTGGTTCTTGGCCAGCTCGGTCTCGAAAGTCGTCGTGGTCACGACAGACCCCTTTCTGTCCTCTGATCAGGGGATGGATGGGTGATGCGCCCCAGTGCCGCTCCCCTGACGGGCAGCGGGTGCTCGTGGTCAGCCGACGGGGAACTGCCGCCGCCAGCCGAACTGGTAGGTGCTCGTGATGCGCCGGTCGTCCGGGTAGACGTCGGGAACCTCGGCCTCGCCGACGTGGATTCCCGCGGAGTCGACCAGCACCTTGCTGCTGTCGGGCAGCGTGATCAGGGTTGCGGGCGAGGTGAGGATCCGCGTCTGCACCTGGCTCATCAGGGCCTGGGCGGACGGGTAGTCGGCGCCGTAGACCGCGATCAGCATGATCGGGAAGTCGGTGATGTCCTCGATGTCCGGCTGGCCACCCACGCGCTTGACGACGATCAGCGGCGGGGCGAAGTCGTTCGGGACGGTCAGCGCCGTCGTAGCCAGGTCGGCCAGCAGCGCCTTGACCGTGAGGTTGGCGTCGGGGTACGGGAGCGACGTCAACGCGGGCACGGTCAGCCCCTTTCGATCATCGGGATCGCGGCGATCAGGTAGTCCTTGGCGGTCGGGTCCGGGTGCCGCTTGGGGAAGGTGGCCGCGGCGCCGTAGCCCTGCTCGGGGCCGAACTCGATGGAGACCTGCATCCGGTCGTGCCCAGCGTCGGCCAGGCCGTCATCGGTCACCCGGCCGGACGCCTTCAGCGCGCCGGGGACGCGATCGTGGGTGGGGTGCTTCAGCACCGGCGCGAGCGCACGGGCGATGGTCAGGCCCAGCTCGGCCCGGCGGTGCAGCTCGGCGCGAAGCTCCGGCGACTCGCGCAGGTAGCGGCCGATGCTCTCGTAGTCCTCGGTGTACTTCAACGGTCAGCTCACCCTCACCAGCGCGCACTCGCAGACGGGGGCCCAGCCGGTGAGCATGTTCTGCCACTGCATCGGCTCGCCGAGGATGTCGTAGCTGTGCTCGCGCCGGTAGGCGGCGTCCAGCGTGGCCGGGTCGTTCTGCCCGTCGGGGTGGATCAGGATCCGGTCGGTCGGCCCGACGGTGGTGCCGAAGGGCATGTAGAGGGTGCGTGAGTCGGTGACGACGTCGGAGCCGCTGGTCTGCCGCTCCGAGCGCCAGGTGACCCGGCCGCTGTTGGAGAAGCTGGGGAACTGCAGGCAGCCGGTGATCGTGACGCCGTCCGCCCACGTCTTGTCCCCGTTGGTGTCCTGCGTCTCGTGCAGGATCGTGACGGTCGTGCCGCCGGTCTTCAGGGGCAGCGTGGTCATCAGAAGACGATCGTGCCGGTGGACGGGTCGGCATCGGTGTCCCCGCCGGTGCTGAAGCCGGAGTCGTCGTCGCCGTCCTTGTCCGGGTCGTAGGGGGCGAGCCCGGCCAGCTCGGACATGACCTGCTTGGGGCTGGGCATGCCGACCTTGATCGACGGGCGGACGTAGTTCGGGATGGGAGCCAGCAGCTGCTGGACCTCGGACTCGTCGAAGGTGATCTCGGCGTGCACGCTGCGGGGGTTGAACGCCTTGTGGAAGGGGCCGATCTCCTCGGCGGTGACCCCCTCGGGGTTGCGGTACACGCGCAGCACGGCGTCCACGACCAGGCCGCGCGGCAGGTCGGGGTCCAGCTCGCCGGTGGCGATCCGGTAGTCGATGGACGGCATCAGCCGGTACAGACGGGCGGAGGCGCGCTTGCACAGCATGGTGACTCGCGCGTTGTCGCCGGTGGGGATGGTGCCCTCGTAGGCGTCGTCGACGTCGGTGAGGGTCGCGTAGATCATGCTCACTGGGCACCTCCTCTGGGTGGGGCCCGACGGCCGGTCTCCCCGCCAGGGACCGGCCGTCGGGGGCCTACTCGGTGGGGACGCCCGCCTTCTCGCAGGCGTCGATGATGTCCTCGCGCTTGGCGTCCAGCTCGACGGTGACGCCCTTCGCGCTGGCGTAGATCGCCCAGGCGTCGGCGGACGAGCCCTTGCCCGTCTTCGGAGGGGGGCCGTCCTCGCCCTGTGGCTGGCTCTCCGGGCCGCGGGGCTTCAGCGGCTTAGGAGTGGCCGGGCGTGGCATCGGCTGCGGCTCAGGGGACGTGGGGGCGTTCTCGTAGCCGTCTCGGTGGTGCGGAAGGCGGACCGGGGTCTTCCCGGCCAGCACTCCGGCGACGGTGTAGTGCTCGGGCGGCACCGGGTCGGGCCGGGTGCCGATGTAGCCAGGGTCGTCGGACATCGCTGGCCTCTCAGGATCGGGCCTCCCGCCGGACGCGGGCGACGATGCCCGCGTCCGGCGGAGAGGATCAGTGCTCGACGTACTGGGTGACGCGGGTGTTGCTGTCGGCCAGGTGCTCGGGCGGGAGAGTCCCGGCGTTGGCCGCCGCGACCGTCCAGTCCCCCTGCTGGGCACCCGTGGTGGGCACCCAGCCGGTGAAGCCGACCTCGCTGGCCAGCTCGGCACCGAGGGTGGCCGTGACCGTGCCGGTCGCCGTGGCGTTGGCCGACAGGGTGGCCGCGGTGTCCGACTCGACCGACGCGATGGTCGTGCCCGCCGGGACGCCGGTGGCGGTCACGACGACGTCGACGTCGTCGGGGTCGTTGAACGTCCCCGCGGGTGCGGTGACGGCCTTCGAGCCGGAGGTGGTGCCGAAGCTCGCCACCGACCGACCAGCCGTGGAATGACCCGTAGTGGTCATGGTGATCAGTTCCTTTCCGTGTCAGGTGGGTCCGGTGGCGGGCCGGAGAAGGAGATCCCGAAGGATCAGGCCAGGGTGAGAGCGCCCACGGGGTAGCGGGTGCTGTCGTCCGGGTTGTCGTAGTTGATCGTGTTCGCCACCTGCCAGCCGACCCGGAAGGTCAGCCGGAGGAAGGTCAGGTCCTGCTGGAACGAGTTGTAGACGATGTTCCCGGCAGCGTCCTGGATGACAGCCTCGTTGCTGACCTTCATCGAGATGTCCTGCCGGACACCGACCACGAACTGGTCGAAGTCGCCACCGAAGACGCGAGCGCCGCCGGAGGACGTCGGGAACATGCCCCGCATCGGGTAGCTGATCGGGTACCCGTCCAGCTCGGTCAGCGGCCCGTTGACCCGGTTCTGGTCGAGCCGGTCACCGAGCGTGTTGCGCGCGGAGCGCAGCTTGGACTTGAACGAGGTCGCCGCGACCCAGCCGTTGACCTCGTAGCCGTCGGCCTCGACGGCGGCCAGCAGGGCGTCGACGTCGTTGAAGTACCCACCGGCCGCAGCCGCGTCGTTGGCGCCCTCGACGACGATGTTGCCCGCCGCAGCGGCCGCAGCCGCGATGTTGGTCGGGTAGGACGCGGGCGCGCCGACCCCGAAGAACACCGCGTTGTCCAGGCACCGGCCGAACGCCTGGGTGAGCAGCGGCATGGCCTCGTCCCAGATGTTCGCCTCCATGTCGGCGATCACGTTGTCCGGGATCGGGACGATGACGGCGATCTCCTCGATGTTGAGGAACTTGTTCGCCCAGGCCATCTCGGTCGTCTGCTTCAGACCGGTGTCACCGGCGACGAAGTAGGCGGTCGGGAGGGCGGACAGGACGGGCAGGCGGACCTGCTGGCGTCCCACGGGGATCCGGCGGAACCGGCTGAGGACCGCGGACTGGCTGACCACGGTGCGCAGCAGCTCGTTCGAGACCTCCTCCGGCATCAGGGCCTGGGCATCGCCCCGGCTGATGATGTTGTTGTTCGGCATGGCTGTACCTCTCTTTCAGGGGTTGGGAGAAGCAGCTCCCCGCGCCATGCCGGGTGCGCTGCCGAAGATCAGAGGTCGCGGCCGCTGAGGGTCACGGTGCCCTTGGTGGCCAGGCCCCTGATCAGGTCGTTCATGGACTTCGGGGCCTGGACCTGCTGGCGCTGGCCCTGCCCGAAGCTGGGAGGCGGAGTCCTCGGCGCGAGCGCCTCGACCTTCCGCTTGATGCGGTCGACGTCCGGCTCGCCGTCGTCGTCGACGTACTTGGTCAGGTCGACGTCTTCGAGCAGCGTCTCCAGCTGCTCGCCGGTCAACTTGCCGAGTGCGGCAGCCTTGAACTCGGCCCGCACGAGGCGCGGCACGACGGACCCCATCGCGGCGTTGAACGCCTGCTCCTGGGCCTCGGCGATGGCCCGCTCCTGGTCCGTCTGGACCGAAGCGGCGAGACTGTCGTACTGCTCCGCCTTGGCCTTCAGCGAGTCGTAGTCGCGGAACTTCCGCGTCTCCCGCTTCAGGCGGTCGGTGATAATTCGGTCCAGCTCCTCCTGGGAGGCCGGAGGCTTCCACTCCGACTGCTGGCCGCCCTGCTGGCCAGTGCCTTCGGGCTCGTCGCCCTCGGGGGTCTGGCCGTTGTCGCCCGAGTCTCCTGTGGGCATGGTCATGGCTTGCGCCCTTCGATCCGTTTACGGCCCGTCGGCCACCGACCTGTAGCGCGGTCGTCCCGCCATCCCCGGCGGCGGGCCGGGGCGTCTGTGTCAGCCCAGGGCTTTCAGCTGGGCTTGCACGCTGCGCTCCTGAGCGCTCAGCGCGGCTTCCTTGTGGGCGGCCGCCATCCGGGCCTTCAGCTCCCTGGCGTCGAGCGCCTTCAGGCGCCCGGTGGCGGTCTTCTGGTTCTTGGCGGCTCGCGCCTTCTTCTCCTGGGCGTCGATGGCCGCGATGCGCTTGTTCAGCGCCGCCTGCGTCTTCGTGCTCCGGCTCTGCAGGCTCGCTTCCTTCTTCTGCAGGCTCGCTACCTTCTTCTGGTGTGCCAGCTTCTGGGCGGCGGCCTTCTTGGCTGCCGCCGCCTGGTGGGCTGCCGCCGTCTGATGCTTGGCCGGGGCGTGCTTGGCCGGGGCGTGCTTGGCCGCCAGGCCGCCGCCGAGTGCGCCGTACTTCGTGATCGGGATGCCCCGGTGGGTCATCTCCTTCGACAGCGCGTAGCGCGCCCCGACGACGTTGGAGTTGCTGGTGTGGAAGCTGTAGGCGACCGCGGTCAGGTGCTCCAGCTGCGAGGTCGACAGACCCTTCACGTATGCCGCCCGCTGGCCCGGTGGCAGCTTCAGCAGGTGCTGGTACGCCGCGACCGCGGCCTGGTTCTTCTGGGCCGCCGCGGCGGAGGCGCTACGGGGTGATCCCCACTCGCCGCCGCCCCCCTGCCCGGCGGGCACGCGCGGCTGATTCGGATTGAAGCCCGCCACTCCCCCACCGCCTTCCCTGTGAGACGACAGCACCCCCGTGGCTCTTGGGCCTCGGGGGTGCTGGGGTGGGGGTGTGAAGCTGAGTGTGAAGCTGGGGGCGCTACGCGCTCGGGGCGTCGTCCGGTTCGTCGTCGGGACCCTCGGCGTCCTCGGCCAGCCAGCGGTCCCACTCGGGGTCGTGGGGCTCGCCGTTCTGGTCGGCGGTGCGCTTGTAGAAGTCGACCAGGTCGATCAGCTCCTGGCCGTGCAGCGGCTCGATCTCCTTGCCCCGGTAGGGGTCCAGGGGCTTCCAGGCGGCCATCACAGCCCGCCGCCCACGGAGTACCAGGCGACGGCCTGCATGCTCGACGGCGAGACGCTGAGCTTGCTCGCGGCGGCCTGGGTCTGCTTCACGAACCAGGGGTAGGTGCCGTAGCTGCCGTCGTACTTGTCGGCGACCGCGGCGGGCCCGCTCTGGAAGAAGTCCTGGGGGTCCTTCGTGGCCTTGAAGATGGCCTTCAGGTTGTGCTTCTCGGTGGGGGGCTTGCTCGGGTCGTAGCCGAACATGGCCGCCCGGCCGTCGTTGCGCGCCAGCTCGCGGTCGGCCCACTGCTCCAGCGTGTAGCTGTAGGTCTTCTTCTGCCCCTTCGGGCCGAAGTCGTAGGTCAGCGGGATGCCCTGCATGGCGGCACGGTAGTGCCAGGTGTCGACGGTGACCGAACGGGGGTCCGCGGGGCTCATCAGGTTGTTGACGAAGCTGCGCTGCTTGGGGCCGCCGACCACCTGGTCGAGCGTGGCCTCGTTGCGGTAGATCCGCGCGGCGTTGACGACGTAGTCGGTATTCAGGTGCCGCGGCATGCCCGGCGTCTTCGAGACGGCGAAGTCGGTGGGCAGCTCGCTAGGCTTGTAGGTGCCCGGCTTCAGCTCGGGGTGGACCTTCAGCAGCCCGTTGCGGCGCTTGCCGACGAAGGTGTTGTAGTCGTTGATCATCTCCTGGCTGACCGGGAACGGCTTGTCCTCGGCGAGCTTGCGGGCGATGGCCTCGGCGAAGTCCTTGTTCTCCAGCCAGCGCTTGTGCGCGGAGGTGACGGCGACCATGCCGGTCAGCTGCTCCTGCGTGAGCTTGATGCCGTACTGGGCCCGCAGGGCGGCGGCTCGGCGGCCGATGTCGGCGCCCTCGTCGGCGTACCAGGTCAACGCCTTCTTGTCGCCGGTGCCGTAGAGGCGGACGAGGTTGTCCTGGACCTTGGCGGCGAGCTTGGGCTCGGGCATGCCGGTCAGCGCGGACATCTTGGCGTTGATCTTGGTCTGCAGCGCCGGGGAGAGGTCGTTGAGGCCGCGCACGGGGGCGGCCAGCCGGGAGGCGATCGGGTTCTCGGCGAGCTTGGCGGCCGAGCCGCGCTTGGACTGCTCCAGCTTGGCGTAGGCGTCCAGCGGGATCCAGCCGTGCTTCCAGTGGTACACCTTCGGCACGGCTGCCATGGAGCTACCTCCCCGGCTGGTCTCCGTCTCCCTCGCCCTGTCGAGCGGCCTTGGCCTGCTCGCTGGCGATGTGGTCGAACAGGGCGTAGCCCATCGAGAGGGCTTCCTGGTCGTCCGGCTTCTGCCCCTTGGCGGGGCGGACGTAGTGCTTGCGGGGCGGGTCATGGGGTGTTGAGGGCATCTCCGGTACCTCCGGTGGGAATGTAGTCCCCGGTCGAGAGGTCGAAGATGCCTTCCTGGTTGCGCCGCATGCCCTCGGCGATGGCCCCGGCCCGGTCATGGGCGGGCATGATCTGGGTCAGCTCGACCATGTAGGCGTTGCGGTCCTCGGAGTACCAGCCGCCCAGGACGTGGCCGTTGGCCAGCTTGTCGGCGTGCTGCTTGACGACCTGGGCGACGCCCTTGGCGAAGTCCTCGCGGGAGACCTCGCCGTTGCCGACCAGCTGCTCAGTGCCGGGCACCGCGACGGCGAAGCCCTTGTCCTTGCCGACCTGCAGCAGTCGGCCCTTGGTCGGGTCGTAGGTGAAGCCGCCGTTGGCCTTGATCGAGTGGATCAGCTTGTCGGCGGTCTTGGGGTCGGAGGCGTTCGCCTGGGCGAGCGCCTTGGCCGCGGCGGTCTTGTCGCCGTGGGCCTTCTTCATCGCAGCGGCGTGGTCGAGCGGGATCCAGCCGTGCTTCCAGTGGTAGTGGTGGCGGGTGGTCATGGTCACACCACCTTCAACCGAGTGTCCGACGTCATCATTCCTTGACCGAGAGAATCGGTCATCACTGGGCAGACGTCGGCTCGGGTCAACCTCGCCTGACGATCAGCTGACGGTCGGCCGCATCCGGTCGAGCTGGTCGAGGTGGTCGAGCACCGACACCTCGGTGACCGCGCCGGTGCGCTTGTCGACCAGCAGCGCCGGGGCGTCCATCAGCTGGTAGTCGTCGTCGCCGTCGACCAGCGCCTCGCGGGCACCGGCGACCACGCGCCAGTGGGTGGCGTCCTCGAAGCCCTCGGGCAGTGTGGTCAGGGTGCCGAGCTGGTCGCTCCACTTCGCGGCCAGGTGGATCTGCACCCGGCGCCGGGCGTCGTCGAAGGTGACCGTCATCACGCTCAGTATCCCTTGAAACTGGAGCTGGAGGCGTTGCGCGCGGCGATGAGACGCTGCTCCGGGGTGGCCTCGGCGGAGAACTGGGTGACGCGGTTCTCGGGGGTCAGGTCGTCGGTGCGGACCAGCCTGATGATCGGGGTCGCGCGATCGAAGTACTCGTCGACGTTGACCTTGCCGCGCTGGGGGTCGACGAAGGTGGTCTGGCCGCCGTGACGCTCGACGCCGAAGATGTGGGCGCCGCCCGCCTTCCAGTTCACGCTGACCCAGCCGCGGGCGCCGTCCGGCCAGGCCGCGATCTGGTTGTAGACGCCCACCCTGCTGCTGTCGGTGAACCGACGGCGTTCGCCGGACGGGGTGCGCCAGGAGGTGTTCAGCGCATCCTGGGCGCTACGTCCGTTCTGCCGGAACAGGTCGGCCGGGAGGGGCGTGGCGACGACGTCGTAGCCGCGGCGGCGCAGTTCCCAGGTGTTCACGCAGTGCACGCAGTTGACCTTGAACTCGTCGCCCTGGTTGAAGCTGGGGTTGCTCCGCACGACGTCCTCGCGCAGCGAGTGGGCGCCCTGGATGCGCGGCAGCTCGTTCAGGGGGGTGTGCTTCGGCGGGGGTCCGGGCAGACTGGCCTTCGGGTGCTCCAGGGTGACCGCTCCGGCGACGCTCCGCCCGCGGCGCTTCTCGGCCATGGCGGTGGCATCCAGAGGGATCCAGCCGTGCTTCCAGTGATGCACGACCGGCGGCTTGGCCACCGGTCAGGCCCCGTGCTGCAGGACCAGCGCGCCGACCGCCTCCTGCTTCGTTCCGTGCATCCCCGGCAGCTGGCCGGACTTGGTCCGGGCCCGCCAGGCGCGGCCGCTCTTGAAGACCTTGCCGACGTGCTTGCCGTCGACGTGCACCTTGCCGTCGGGGCCGACCGTGGCGCGGCCAGCAGCCGAGCGACGGGACTCGGCGGTGCGCGCGGCGTTGGAGACCTGCTCGGGCATCAGCGCCTGCGCGTCGCCGCGGGAGGTGATCGAGGTGAAGTTGCCGGGGGCAGTCACAGCGACCCTCCCTTCAGCTGGCGGTCCAGGCTGGCGATGCGGTCGGCCAGCGTCTCGCGGTACTCGGTCCACTTGTCGGGAGCGTCGGGCTTCAGCTGGTCGTCGACGCGCTGCAGCGAGCGCGCCAAGCTGTCGCGCAGCGTGGTGAGCTGGCGGCGCTTGCGGGCCTCGCTGTCGGCGCTGCGCGGCCGCGGCGCCGTGGCCTTCTTGACCATGCCCGGCGTGCGGTGCGCGGCGCCGGTGGGGATCAGCCACGGGCCGTTCTCCCCGTGCTGGACGATCGAGAAGTGGGTGCGCTCCAGCCCGGCGCGATCGGTGCCGCCCGCCAGGTCGTAGAGCTGGGTCAGGTCGTGGTCGTTGATCAACGCGCCGGGGTCGTGACCCTCGACGACCGGGAACGGCGTGCAGTGGCAGTCCTGGTGTAGCGGCATCAGGTGGCTGGTCTTGTAGATCTTGGTCGACGCGGCCACACACAGCCCGCAGACGCCGGTGCGGTCGAACTCGGGGTGCAACACCCGGCGGTAGCCGATGATCAGGCCCCGCCGCTCCGCGCCGCGCAGGCTGTGCATGGCCTGCTTGCGGACGGCCAGCTGGATGTCGGTGCTGGCGATGTCGTGCGCGCGGGCCAGCGCGGCGTCCAGCGGGCTCTGCAGGGCCGGGGGCGCGGGGTTCGGATCGGTGGCGATCTTGATCGCGTGCTGGTCGTGGCGGTGCTGCTGCCAGCGGTAGACGTCGGCGATGCGGCCGTAGACCCCGGCGTGGGTGGTGTTGCCCTCGCGGAGCTTGTCGCCGGTCTCCACGGTGCCCTCGGTCCGCATGTACCTGTTGTGAAACTCGCCGGGCTTGGTCTTCAGGTCGTTGGCCCAGTTGACCATGGAGGCGATGTAGGCGTCGGTCTGCGAGGCGATGGCGTGGGCGAGCGCGTCGACCTTCGGGGCCAGCTGCTGCGCCCAGTTCTGGATCAGCTCGCTGTCATACCAACTCTGGAACTGGTAGACCGCCTGGACGGTGATCACCTGCGCCTGGGTGACCGACTGCTGCTGCAGCTGCGACTGGATCTCCAGCAGCGCGACCAGCTCGGTGAGGTTGCTGGGCACGCCCGCCATGGCGACCAGTGACTGCTGCTGCTGCTGCTGGCCGCTGGCGATGGCCAGGGCCGCCTCCAGGCCGCCGTAGCCGAACCCCTGGGGGATGGCGCCGATGTTCGCGGCGAGCTTGCCGAAGGTCGGGTTGCGCCGCAGGAAGGTGGGCAGCCCGGCCGCGTAGACGGCGGCCTGGCGGGCGAGGTGTGCCTTACGAACCGACACCGGGGGACTTCGGCTTCTGCGAGGTCCGGGCGGCCTGCGGGGGCTTGCGGTTGCCCTGGATCTGCGGCCGCGCGCCCTCGGAGCCGACCATCTTCGGCTGAGACTGCGCGGTGGCCTTGGCCGCCTGCTGCTGCGGGCCGAGCTGCCCACCGCCGTGGCCGGGGGCCTGCGGCGGCTGCGGCGTGGCCGCCGCAGCGAACTGCAGGTCCATCAGGAAGTCCTGGCGCAGCTCGTTCATCGCGCGGTCGGCCTCGCTGGGTGAGTAGCCCCAGATGTCGGTCAGCTGCCGGTAGCGGGGGATGACGCCGCTGGTCTGCGCGATGGCCGAGGCGCGCTCGGCCATGCTCGGCCGGTCCGGCTGGGCCCAGATGATCTCGGTGCTGCCCGGCGTCGAGCGGGACGTGTCGCCGAGGGTGCGGAAGATCAGCTCGTTGACCATCTCCAGGGAGATGCCGAAGCTGTCCATCCGGGTCTCGACCTTGAAGCTCATCTGCTCGCGCTGGAGTGAGGCACCTTCCGCGCTGCCGTTCGCCACGTCCGGCGAGATCGAGTAGAGCGGCGTGCCAGAGACTGCAGCCAGGTCTTTGACGTCGTCCCGGATGGCCAGCAGGATCGGCTGGAGGTCGACCTGGCCGGACTCCCAGATCTCGGCAGACGCGGGGATGTTCCAGATGGCTCCGGGGTCGGCGACGAAGATCGAGTCGTAGTCGATGTCCTTCCCGGTCTGCGGGTCCTTCTGCGGCAGGCCCTTGAAGGCGCGCTGCTTGAACGCCTGGATGGTGGCGATCGTCATCCGCTGCAGGATCTGCTGGTTGATCCGGTCGATCAGCGGCAGGAAGGGCTCGAACTCGCTCAGGCCGTCCTCGTTGACCAGCGGCACGATCGGGCACAGCGCCGGGAGGCCGTCGTGGGCGGCCAGCCAGTTGGCGCCGCCGGTGGTGTCGACGACGTAGCTGTTCTCGTCGAACTCCGGCGCGACCAGGCTGGCGTCGATCCACTCGTAGGCGCGCGGCTGGAACCAGGTCTCGGTGACCGGCGGCTGGCCGGAGCGCCGGACGGCGACGCGGGGGGCCTTGCCGGGCCGGTACAGGAACGTCTTCTCGGTGCCGTCGACGTAGTCGAAGTAGACCTTCATCCCGGCCAGCACCCGGTAGGGGTTCTCCGGGTCGGTGATGGCGCAGACCATCCGCGGGTCCTCGGCGGTGACCAGGAGGTTGCCGTCGGCGTCCTTGCCGACGATCACGTAGGCGCGCGAGGCGGCCAGCGCGAGCTTCATCGCCTCGTGGGCCCAGATCTTGCCGCGGCTGTTCTTCCAGATCTTCCAGGCATCGGCGTCACCCTCGTCGCCGACGCCGACCGCGGTGCGGATGCCCTTGATCCGCAGCCGGGAGAGCACGCTGTTGACGATCAGCCGCTCGAAGTTGGTCCGGGACTGCCCGACGAACCACTTCACCGCGTCGCGCTGGATGTCGCTGACGTAGGGCAGCGGGGCCTCGCCGTAGAAGCGGTCGAGCATCGCCTGGCAGTACACGCGCTGCTGGGTCAGCAGCTCGTACAGCCGCTTCAGCCACCAGGCGTCGCTGTCGGGGACCTCGACCTCGGCCTCCATTCCGGTGGGCTTCCCGGAGCCGCCGGGAACGACGACGCCCTCGCTGCTGCCGGAATCCGAGGGGCTGGTCACAGACGGTCCCCCTTCGGGTGATGGCGGGTGCAGTACGGGGTGCCGTCGACGCTGTGCTTGGCGATCCGCGGGCACCGGCGCGCGTGGCAGTTGTGCCGGTGGTAGAGGACCCAGAGAGCGCCGAACAGCGGCAGGTCGCCGACCCAGCCGGACCAGGCGAGGTACACGGGGCCGCTCGGGTTGTCCATGCCGAGGAGGCGACTCAGCCAGTGCACCGGCGCCCCTCCCCCGGTCAGCGGATGCGGTAGGGGACGAACTCGGCGCCGCTGGGCTTGGCGCCCTTGGCGAGCGCGTCGAGCCGGGCCCGCCAGGACAGCACGGCGGCCATGCACAGGTCGAACTTCAGGTGCGGCTGGATCTTGGTCAGGATCCAGATCTTCTTGCCCTGCTCGTCGAGCAGGTTGGTGTCGTAGCGCCCGGCGTTGCCGACGTGCCGGATCAGGTTGCGGTTGTCCGGGTCGTCAGGGTCGTCGGTGTGGCCGAGGACGCCGGTGTTGATGGCCTCCTGGTACGCCTTCGCCGCCTCGTGCATGGGGCGGCGCCGGTTCGTCCACCACTCGGTGACGTGGTCGGGGTGCTTGCTGGCCCAGGTCGCCATCGTCTCGACGTAGTGCGGCGGGTCGCCGTAGACCTGCCAGACGTCGAAGCGCTCCATGATCTCGTCAAAGACGGCGTTGACCTCGTCGATGGGCACTTCCCAGTCGTCGACGTCCTCCGGCCGCTCCCACAGGCCGTAGGGCTGCTGGACGCCGCTCTGGATGTCGGTCAGGACGAAGCCGGTGGCGTCCTTGAAGCGCGCGCCGTCGAAGCCGACGGTGACGAAGGCCCGCCGGGTGAGCTTGGGGCGCTTGCCGAGCTTGCTGAAGGCCCCGACGTCGTAGGCGTTGAGGTCCGAGCGCGTCCAGCGGTTGAGCCAGACGCGCTCCAGGTAGCTGGTGTCGGCGTTGGGCCGTTCCCACTGCTTGGCGATGTCGCGGAACTGGCCGGGGCCGTACTCCCCCGCCGGGCCGGTGGCCTCGGCGACCGCGGCGATGCGGCCGTCGAGCTTCGAGAGGTCGTGGTGCGCGCTGGCCTCGCGGTGGAAGTAGAACAGCTCGGGATCGTCGATCTTGCCGTCGGCGATCATCTGGGCTTCCTTGTGGGTGCCCTCCGCGACGCTGTTGGCGCCCGGCCGACCGGCCGTGGTGGTCTCCAGCGACCACGGGTCGTCCAGGGTCCGCTTGGGGATGTTGCCGAGCATGGTCTCGTGCGCCGCGACCAGCCGCGGAAGCTCCATGCGGTGCGTCTCGTCGAAGTGCTGGAACGTCGTCCGCGCGCCGTCGTTGGCGTTCGGCGAGCCGGAGAGCGCCACGGCCTTCCCGTCCGGGAAGCCGCGGTCGTTGAGCCGGATGATGCGCTCCAGCGCGACGTCGAAGCGGTCGGCGTCGGGCCCCTCGCCGACGATCACCATCAGCGCGCCGTAGGCCAGCTCCTCGGCCTGGTCCTCGGTGTAGGCGACCATCGGGATGTAGGGGTCGTTGACGGGGCGGAACTTCGGCACCGGCGTTTCGAGGATCGGGTCGATCACCAGGTCGCCGGAGAGCGTGGTCTCCCACCCGGCGAAGCGCACCGGGCCGTCCTCGTGCAGCTCGCCGTAGCAGATCTGCGCGGCCCACTCGGTCTTCGCCGTGCCCTTGCGCCAGGACAGGCCGACGCGCTTGAACCGGCGGCGACCGGCCAGCGGGTGGTCCGGCGGGTAGATCTCGTAGGCCCGCAGGGTCGCGGCGATCTTCTCCGCGTCCATCCGGTACTGCTGGCCCTTCAGCGAGCCGGGGCCGAAGATCGAGCCGCTCCAGCGGTCGCTCTCGGTGCCGTCCAGCCGGTGGCCGGTCAGGAACTCGACGACGTAGGGGCCGAGCGAGGGCCACTCCTTACCGCGCGGCTCCAGCTTCGGCACACACAGCGTCGCCACATGGCCTCCTCGCGCGTCGCCCCGGTCGCGGCACCACGCTCAGGTGGATCTGGCGGCGGAGCACCTTGACGGCGAACTCGGTCCGGGTCTCGCAGTCGGTCGCGGCCAGCAGCTCCTTGACGTGGCTCTTGACGGTGTCCTCACTGAGCGCGAGCCGGTCGGCGATCTCCCGGTTCCCGGCGCCGTCGGCCAGCAGCTCGTTGGCGACCGCCCGCTCGGCCCGGCTGATCTCGGCGACCCTCACTGCACCAGCCGGAGCACTTCGCGGGGATCGGCGACCGGGTCGCCGCTCGGCGCCGGGGTCGGCGCGGGCTTGGTGCGACGGCGAGAGCCGCGCTCCTGGGCTTCCTCGGTGCGCTCGATCTCCCACTGCAGGCGGCGGCGGTCGATCGGCGAGAGGCCGAAGCGGACGCCCTGCAGCCGGATCTCGGCGCCGATCTGGGCCCGCAGGCGCGCGGAGCCGGTCGACCAGAAGTCGTCCACGAGCAGCGCGAGGCTGAACAGGCCGTGCCGGTCGCTCTCGTCGAACTCGGGGGCCATCGGCGACTTCCAGACGTCCTTCCACCAGGCCAGCGTCTGGACGTGCCAGTCGCGCCCGTCCTCCAGGCCCGGATGGGCGGGCAGCCTCGGTGCGCGGACCCTCGGGTCGCGCTTGATCACGGCCGCCGTCGACGTCCGGTTCCGGCGCGAGCGCGCGCCAGCGGGCTTCGGGGTCGGGCCGGGCATGTCAGGCGCCCAGCACGGCCCGCGTGACGCTGGCGACCGCCGAGTACTCGACGTACACGCGGTCGAGGTCGGCGCCGGACTCGATCCCGAAGGGGTCGGACGGGATGGGGCCGATCAGCGACGTCGCCCCGGCCGCCACGGTGACGGTGCTGTCGGACAGAGTGTGCCCGAGGTAGGTACGGGCCGCCTTCAGGGTCACGGTGAGCGCGGAGGCGCCCCCGTTGTCGACCAGCAGGAAGCTGCCGACCGGCACGGCGTCGCCGGTGCCGGGGCCGGGGCCGGTCGGTGCGGCCATCACGACGGTGGCGCCGCCGATGTCGGCCGAGACGGCGTTCACCTGGGTGTAGGACATGGCGATCTCCCTGGATCAGTCGGTCTCGGGCCGCTGGGAGCGGCCGTAGAGGATGGCGGCGGTCTGGTGGCCGTAGCGGCGGCGGGTGCTCTCGAAACCGGCCTGTGAGCGAGCGGGGCGGACCACGCGCGCCTTCGGGGTCGGGTTCAGCTCGTCGCGCCAGAGCAGCTCGTCCTCGGTCTGGCAGCGCTTGCAGCTCGGGTGGCCCTGGCAGGCGAAGGTGCCGCCGAAGGCATGGTGGTGCGGGGACTCGTCGGCGTCGCAGGTGCAGCGCATCAGAGTGGCCTCCAGGCGCGGACGTAGTCGACCTTGACCTGCGAGCCGGGCCCGTAGACGGCGGTGTTGCCCTTGCCGACGTTCAGGATCAGGATCTCGGGCTCGCCGTTGTCGTGCGTCGGGCAGGACGCCACCAGGTGGCCGTCCCAGAAGACGTCGATGTGGTCGGCCAGCCGGTGCAGGCCGTAGACGTGGAAGGCGTTGGCCCAGACGCCGGGGACGGCGCCCTGGTTCTGCGCGCCCTGCGTGCCGTGGTAGTTGACCGTCAGCGTGTCCAGGCCCTCGGCGATGTCGGTCTCGCCACCGGCTGGCCACACCGGTCCGGCGTCGGTGCCAGCGGTCCACCAGGCGGGCCAGTTGTCGATGGTCGTGCCGTTGCCGGGGAAGTCGATGCGGGCCTCGGCGAAGCCGCCGACCGGCAGCGTGAAGCCGCCGCCGGGGACGTCGGAGGGGTCGGTGTTGACCGAGGCGCCGGAGTTGGAGCTGGCTAGCGTCAGCAGCAGGTTGCCGCCGGAGACCGCGACGTTCGAGGCGTGCGTCGGGACGTCGTTCTGGACGCCGCCGTCGCCGTACCAGTCCGGGGACCACTTCGAGCGGTCCAGCGAGCTGCCGGAGAACTCGTCGTCGAAGCTCAGGGCCCAGAGGCCGGTCACGCCGGTCGGCATGAGCTGCGTCGGCGTCGGAGTCGGCGTCGACGAGGTCGTCGTCGAGGTCGAGGTCGGCGTCGTCGAGGTCGAGGTCGTCGGCGTCGTCGAGGTCGAGGTCGGCGTCAGCGTCGGCGTCGGCGTCGAGGTCGGTGTCGGCTTCGAGGTCGGCTTCGAGGTCGGCTTCGGGCTGTGCCGACGCTCGGAGGCATGCCTGCGCGTCGACTTCGGCTCCTGGCGCCGCGTCGGCCGCATCCGCGCGGCATCCACGAGGGACGGCAGCGGTGCGGTGGTCGGCGAGACCGTCGACGGGGTCGGCGCGCTCGGAGCGGCCGTCGGCGCGGCGTGCGGCGCGACCATCAGCGCGGCCAGCAGCAGGCCAACGAGCAGGCAGGCCACACCACCCGCGATGGCCGTGCGGCGGAGGTGCAGACGGCTGCGATGACGGCCAGACACGGCTCGGCGGCCTCCCTCGGCGATCCTGGATCCCGTACAGCCGGGAATGTGCAGAACGCCCCGTCTTCCCC